TGATTGACAAGAAACCCAACCCTTTACCTTTGGTTGTCCTTCTTCACCTTCGGCTTCTTGTTCAAACCATGTTTTCAAAGGATTAGCCTTCTTTACAGAATTACCCCAATTCTTTGCACCAACTTTTCTGCATTGAACCAAAGCACCCGAAGCATAAGCAGAAGGCCACTTTTTGTAGCGGGACTTTACCTTATGATAACAGGCATCCTTCTCTTTCTTCAATTCTTCAAACCACATCATAGACCTCTCCTTTGACTACGAGTCATTTTAAATCCTCTCTCCTATGCACCTTTTTATTACGGGCTTCAAGTTCTCTAAATCTACCGTATTGAGGGTGTAGTTTGTTTTTTGATGGTGTATGGAAACCCTTTCTTTCTTTAGGTAATTTACTTAACCCATCCAAAACCCTAGCCAAATTTATGTGAGGTGAATTATCTCTCATCTCTTCGGAAATATAACCATCGGGGTCTTTTGCTGTTCTCGCCCTATAATCAGTATACCATTTAGGTTTTTTAGGTTGATTAGCAGTTTGCTTTTTACCCGAATATAATTCATCTAAGGCATTTGTTTCTAGATTATCAACATCTTCTTTAAATGTAGGTACATTAATAATTGTTTTACCATTTTCTTCTTTAACACCAAAAGATTCAGTATCAAATCTAAAAAGAATCCTGTCCTTTACTTCTTCTAAAGTAAAAGGTTTAGGCATCTCACCTCTTCTCCTAAATGCCTTACGGTCTGCTTCAGTCCAATTTTCATTTCTATATTTTTCGGACATAAACTCTTTAAGAACCTTTTCTAAATCGTATTCAACACTACTACCGAATTCTAATAATGGTATAAATTCGTCATATGTATATTCTTTCTTAAAGTCAAAATCTTTATCCATTTTAGGTATAGGTACTTTATCTGCTAAAGTAGACATTTCCTGCTGAACCTTAGAGCCAACTCTTACTTTAAGAATATCAAACCACATTAAAATTCACCTGCTTCTTTTAAATCATCAACTATCTGTTGATATTCTTTGGGTTTGTCTTTCATAAACATTTTCAATTGTTGTAGTTGTAATTCTTTAGGATGATTCCTATTCATGTTGTAAGTATTATACATTAAATCCTTTGCGGTTTCTACTCTTTCTTCTAATTCCCTTTCTTTTTGTTCTTCAATAGGGCGATAGTTTTTATCATAATAGTCCATCATTTTTTTGTATTTACGGCCTTTTCTAGTTTTAGTTTCCCAACCATCCATAGCCCAATCTTCTCTAGCATCAAATAATTCTTGACTGTGATTAAAAATATCCTCAGTTGCTTCTTTTAATTCTTCAAGTAGTTGTTCGTATTCATATGAGTTCTTATCTAATCTATTATCTTCATCATCATACAATGTAGGACTACCCGCATGAATACCTCTAACTAAGGCAAGAGAATAAGTGTCTCTATCTTTACCGACATAATCTCCATATTCTTTTTGCTTAACCTCAGTGATATTATATCCTTGACTTCTTAAAAAATCAGGAGTTTGTTTTTGATATGGGGGTCTTTCGGGCAATCTATCTTTAGTCCCATATTTTTTTAAATTCTCTTTGGGGTCATATTCTTTTTGTTTAAGAACCATACCACCAATTTGTTCTAATGAATCCATAACAGACATTTTACAATTATCTCTGTATTTTTGAATATCGTCTTTGTAAATACCTTCTTTCTCAAAATCAAAACCTACATGGTCACGATGATTTTCCCACTTCATCAACTTAAAAATTTCGCCGCATCTATCTTTATACCAACTAGCCTTCTTGTGTCCTTTCTTTATTCTAACTAACTCCAAAAGAAGTTGTGCGTTTGGCCCCTTCATTCTAAAATGAGGAAGACACTTAACTAATAAATTATAAACATCATCTTGGGAATAAAAATTTAAGCGATTAACCGGCCTAGTGTCTTGAGGTGATTTTTGGTCAAGGTGCAACTTACCAAAACCAATCGCCTTATGAATTTCTTGCATGAATACTTTACCTCTGTCCCCTGTAGCAACAAGCCCAACTCTAGGATTGTATTTCCTATCCATTGTAATATATCCATCCGAATCAATAAAAGCCGCAGTATAGGCCCAAATATTTTTCTTTATCTCTCCATTAAGTTTGTAGTACTTGCCTTCTAAAGAAACAATATCTAGCCCTTTGGATATTTTAGAAATAGTATTCCAAGAGTTTCTATCATATAGTTGAGAAGGCATTCTATCATGTATTTGCCTAGCACTAATTCCTTGATTGTCACAAACTTGTTTTAAAATAAACTCTTGAGTCTTTTCTTTAATGTTTTTTCTAAGAACAACATCGGGAATCTGTTTCAAGTTTTTTCTAAATTCGCTTTTAGCAAGCCTCATGTCTTTATCTAAAGAAGCATAAACCCTACCATAATTCACTTCTCTTTTATCCAAATCTGCTTCCCAATACTTACAAAGACTATCTACAATATTTCTTCTACCTTCTGTTTCTTTTACAGAATGTAGTTTTCTCAAATCCGATTCTTTGAAGGTCATCTTTTTCAATGTTGTTTTGTAAGGATGCAACCAATACAAACTATCTATGCACTTGTCAATATGCTCACTGTATCCTTCTATTAAAGAATCAATGCTCTTAGTCATGCTATCCCTGTATTGACCCTTGAGACTCCTTCTTTCTTTTCTAAGGGTTTTTATGACCGCCGGTATATCTTGCTCATACATTTGATATTTAGGAGGAAAATATTCAATGTTTCTTTTGGCTTGACTAGCATTAATATTGTACTCCTTGCATATTCGCTTAACAATTTCATGTTCCGACTGAATAAACAAACCTTTCTGTAAACTAGAAAACAAGTTATCTAAATCGTTTTCTGCATCCTCTTGTGATTCTGCAACTTCTTCTAGTTTATCACTAGCCTCCTGTAATTCCTCAGTAGTTGCAATAGCCATTTAATCACCTTAAAAATTAAGCCCCATAATGCCTTGATACGGGTTATGTGGCCTCTCGCTAAATAAGCCCAAGTCGTCTAACAATAAGAAATTTTCACTAGCCTTTTGTGTGGCGGCATTTGCTAAAGCAAGGCTCATAACCATATCGTCATGCGCCCCAACACCCTCAAACTTACCCTTATCTGTAATAGAAAACATAGATAATTCCTCAATAAGAGCAGTAGTAACTCGCCTACTCTCTTCATTACCATAGGGTAAATGTATTTTACTGTTTTCAAAATTCATCTGTAAATTCAAAACAATATCTTGTTTCTTCTTTCTTGTAGTGTTGAAGTCGTGAACATTTATATCCGATATATTTCTTAACTCTTGAGTAAAGGATTTAGCGAAAACATTTGTCTCAAACAAAACAACTTCGGGATTGAACACTTTGCCTATCAATCTAACCTTCTGTATGTTTTCTCTAAATTCTACATTCTTTGCTCGGTCAATATAGACAATTGATTTATTATCATGCTCATCTACTTCTAAAACAGTAATAACATTGTAGTCTCCATCAGTAGAAATAGCAGGGTCAATACCTACATAATATTTGTAGCCTTCTCTCCTTCGGGAAGATAAAACTAAACCTTTATTTTTGGCTTTCTCTAAGTATTCGGGATTGAATAGAGAAGTACCTGTAGAAATAGGAACGCACATGTATTCTCTTGTGAATTTTAAAGAACCGATTTCAGCCTTTCTATTCATTAAAGAATCATAATCCCATCGTTCCGGCCAAAGCGGTTCATTAAGAGCATTCAAACATGGATACTTACGCACAAGGTATTGAGTATTTTCCTCTAATTGAGAATAAATATCCGTGTACGAAAACGGAGTGCCGATGATTCTTAGAGAAGCAGTGTGGTGGAGAGCAGGAATCATATCTCCGAAAAACCAATCTGTAACTTTTTGGATACCTACCAAACTAAATTCCTTTAGAGGGTCGTCAATAATAATTTCTTGAGGGTGAAGACCACGAACCTGTGAGTTTACAGAGCGAGCGACAATAGAGTTACCATTGACCAAATTCATTTCTTCAACGGCCCAACCCTTAGAACCTGTAGGTTTATACTTGGAAAGAACAGGATTGTTGAATAACTTATCAATAGACTTCATGTGCATATTTGTCTGCTTTTGGTTAGAAGACATATACACTATTTGGTATGGAGCAGGTTGAAAAATTAAATTCCAAACTACCCAACTGTGCATGAATACAGACTTACCATGACCACGACTACAAATGATGACATTACGATTACTTTCATCCATTAAAGACAACCATTCAAGTTGATGGTTGGTCATTTGAAAGCCTAACACATGCTCAAAAAAATAAGAAAATGATTGTTGGGATAATTTAATATCCATTTCATGTTCTAAGTTAAATGCGCTTATTTCCACAACATCACCTAAAGTTAGCCTTGACAAAGTAGACAACTTCTTCTGTCACGCCAACATTGGTAGCAATAGAAGTGAATGAATCAATCTCTTCCACCATCTTAACAATCTCATTACCGACTATATGAATACCCATTTTATCATACACAACATCAATCATTTTAGAAAGGTCTTCCACTGAATCTGTTTGTCCTCTACCGTAATAGATAGGCAAGCCCTTCAATATTCTAAAGGAATCGTGTGCTTGCAGGATTTTATTTTTGATAGGATTAGCCTTAGATATTTGATTGAATTTTCCTACTAGTGTCTCTACTTTCTTTTTATTGTTTAGCCTATCTGCGTTTTCTGCTAAGAAATCTTTCAATTCCAATAACGCCACTACATCATCAATATCATAGTCTTCGCCTTTGAAGTCTGCACTATCTACTCCTAGTGTAGTTACGCTACCTGTTTCGTTAATTTTATTGAATACAGAAGCAACAAGTCTCCCTAGACCTTCTCTTGTTCGGTCTAAGAAACCCTTACCTGCCTTTTTGTAGAGTCTTCTTATTACAAATTTGTATAGTTTGTTAGTCTGTGTTTTGACACTTTCAACCTCAACATTAACCCGAAGAGATTCTAAAAAATCTTCAATGATTTTTATTTGTTTATTGGTAATCATGCTACCCCCTCTTTTATCAAGAAGTTGGTATAGTGTAGAAATAGCCTTAGTGGAATTAGTTGCACCCTTTGACCTTGCAGTTTCCGCTTCTGTTTTAGTTTCAAAAGGTTGTCCTGCGAATACCCAATTCTTGTTTTCATCCTGTGTTAGTTCTCCTTCCAAAACATTATTTTTATCTGCATAAACAGACATGATTTTGTAACTTGAGGTTTTCTTAATATCTTTAAAATTATATCCTAGCGTGATAAATGGATTTGATAATGGACTAAACATATACAACTCCAAGCGAACAAATAATTCCTTTAGAGCATCTGCCTGTTCTTTACTTGTTTCTTTAAAATTCATGGGCCTTCCTTGAAATTGAGCCACATAGGTATTTGGATATTTTGTCGCTCCTGCACCTTTAACCTCTTCTCCAATGGTTCCTATTTGTGTCGTATCTACTGTTTTCTTAGGCATTCTGTAGCCCTGCTCAATTAGTCCACCTAAAGCCATAAAATACTCTCGCCATATTTTATTTATTGGGTCTATCTTGGAATCCATTTTATTATCCCCTGCATCTAAGAATCCTCTTGAGAAGTGAATAGGTAAAAACACTGTGTCAGTACTAGCACCGGCAATTTTGGGAATATCAGCAATAAATTTATCTAGATTTTCATAATCACGCTTACCAAAAGTAATTCTCTTAGAATAGTCTTTGAGTAAGTCAATAATTCGCTCAGTGTCTCTTCCATCCATAAAAGCACCACCTAACATTTTATTCATGTAGTATCTAGAAATAGGGTCTACTGCAACCCCTAAGCCTTTGTTGGCCGCTTCTATTTCCTTCCTAGTTATTTGACTCTGCTCATCTAACTTATCAGTCTCAGTCCTACTTTCTTCTACTACAGTAGGCGCACCTACAGAGTCCATAGTAATTGTAGTGTCCGTTTCAAAAACATTTCTTCCCGACCTTTTCATAAAAGCATCCAACAAATCAAGAGCAACCAATTCGGGATTTGCTCTTTTTACTGAAACAGGAGAATACTCCACAACATAATTTTCTAAATCAGCCGTTGCCTTAGCAAAGGGGTGATTGTCTTCTAAACCAAATTGTTTCTTCACTATCTCGGATTGTTTTTTAACACCGTCAAATCTACCTTCAATTTGTTTCCAAGTGTTGTAAATAGTATCTTTCCTATCCAAAATCTTCTTTGAAGTAGAACCCATGAAAGTTAGAATGTCATCTCTAATTGCTACTACGGGAGAAATACCTTCTCTTCTTTTAGCACTTTGTTGATTGTTAAATGCAATCAAACCGTCTTCTATTGCCTTAATATTAACCGAATTTTCATCTAACCAAAAAGAATAATTGTCAGCATCCTCTTCTTCTAAAAGTCTATTTTTTCTTTTGTCTAGCGTAGAAGTAGTAATGGTTCTTTTAAGATTCCTTGAAACCTTAGTAGAATCAATGTCACTAATAAAATCCTCTACCTGTAACTTTCTACCTTCGTATAAAACACCACTGTATAATTTATTAATTATCCTTTGGAATACTAATCTTCTCTCGGCATCTGTTTCACCCTTTTCTCCTGTGGTTGTTTTAATGTAATTAATCAACTTAGGTTCAGTTAGAATACTTGTGACCTTTGACATTGTTAGAGCAACCAAAGACTTACCCTTCTCGTTAGACTCAATACCCATGTCCTGTATTCTCTTTTCTAGAATAGGCAAAAGTACATCTCTAACACCTTTTTGTGCTACCTTAACAGTACCCGTCCTTTCGTACTCTTGTAAAGGTTCACCGGACAAGGCATCCATTACCTCTTCCTCTGTTAGATTCAAAGAATCAAAGGCTTCTTGGTCTAATCTTACCTTTTTTTGTATAGCCATATTAACACCTATTCGTTCTTATTGATTAATTCGTATGCGGCTAGGTATTTAAGCACTCTCTCATCTGCGTTGTCTGCAAGGAAGCGTATTTTTTTCCGTATGGCGGTATTGAAATCCTCTTCAAATTTCTTCATAGCCACCTCTATTCTATCAAGAAGTTCGGGGGTTGCCCTAATTGTTTTTCCTTTTACCGAGGATAAACCATCATCATAAAATTCGCCCGCCAAAATAGCAACCTCTAAACTTTCTATAACATCTTGTTTAGTTTCCCCTATTGGTCGCCCTTCAAAGAAATAACTGTCTTTGGAATAGTCGGGGTCTAGTTCTAAAGTTTCTTCTTCGGAAATAATTTTTTTGGTGACTATTCCTTGCTCGTCAAAAAAGTCCTCATCACTAAGCATTTCATCAAGCAATACAAGTTGTCTACCTTCATTAACTTCGTAATCTATTTCTGCTTCATCTAATTCTTCTAAAGCATCTGTGTAGTTCTCCCCTTCAAAGAGAAACAATCTAGTACCTAAATTTCTACCTTGAGCATTGGGAAAGTACTCCTTGATTTTATCGTCAGTATATCCCGTCTTAAACAAAGAAGCAAAATAAGTAGGGTCTGTAAGCATCTTTTTCAAATGAGGGTTAAACTGATAACCTTTACCTCTTTTCTTAACGACAATTCCGCCCTTCTTTCCTAAATTTCTTCCTGCAATATCGGGAAGAAATTTACGGGCATACCCCATTCCCTTTTTAGCCTTAGAATTTACTAACATATCCAAATAATTACCCAAGAAAGCATCCGTATCATTAAGGGCATAAGTTTCCTTTTCTACCCCAACACTTGAACCTATAGAAAAAGTGCCTTGAATTGATAGTTGTAAAACTTGTCTCAATTTTTCCCATCTAGGAGAATATGAAGGAGTAACATAAATTTTACCTTCTAGGTCTAAATCCATATTTTTATTTATTTCCTTAGCAGGATAATAAGAAATAAATCGGCCTGTTGAATGTGTTACAACAATGACGGCAGTTAGTAACTTGCCCTCAATTTCCTTAAGCATTTTTGCTTGTTTCTCCTTAGAGTAGGGTTGTAGAGTTTTGTCCATCTCTTCTTCTTCTACTTCTGTCAAAAAATCAAAAAGACTTTGAGCAGAAACACCTCCTAATTCGTGTTGGAATAATTCTTTTCTACTTTCAAGAATAGTGGTTATCCTTTTTCTGTAATCGTCCCGTTTTGCCTTATCGGTAATCTTAGTAAACCCTTGAATCAATTCAGTAAGAGACATTTCCTGTTCTATCTTACCGGCATATTTAGCCAATTCATACAACTTGGGCTTCAAAACTCCCCTCACCTTAGCATCAGTAACATTAAAACTCGTAGCAATCGCTTCTACTTCCTTGCCGTAGGATGACCTCAAAATAAACTTCAAATCGGATATGGTCTTGTCCAAAAAAGGAACCATCATCTTCCTCAAGACTGTGTGATTAGGCTTCTTCTTTGAAAGGATTTCAATGTACTCCTTCAAGTTAGCATCTTCAAAGTCCCTAAACAACTTGAGGAAAACCTCATCAATAGTTAATACGGAAGTAGCCATTTAATCACCTTAACAATCGCTAATAATCATTCAAGTCTCTTCCAACTATTCTTATTACCGTATCTTTTAGCAATTCTTACATAATTTTCAATTTTGGTTTTCATGTCATTAAGGGTAGAATTGAAACTATACGGGGGACTATTAGAATCGCTAGGCTTCTCTCCTTTTTCAACTATTTGGTAAACAAATACAGGGCCACTTTCCCAAAGAACATTTTTATCAACATACCTCGTATCGGGTTGTGTGGGACTGTATGCTTCAATAATATAAGAAGCAACATACCCCGACTTTTCATCTCCCTCAACTATGGAAGGGAGGGGTTGTCTTCCATAATTTCTAATAATTGATTTATTCCAAGCAGTTTCTTCAAAAAACATCTTGGCTATTTCTCTAGAAAAAACATTCTGTTTATATCCGCCGATATTTAAACTAACCTTTGTCCAATTAGGATACGATTTAGCATTACGATAGTCTTTAATGTAAACCTCATAGGTTTTTTGTTTTAATATATCTTCCCAACTCATTGTAATCTCTCTTGTATCAAAAGCCTCGGAATTTATTTTCTCTCATAAATTGACTACCACTTATAGGCGCACCAAACTTCGGGTCTAGGTTCATTATCATAGCAAAAACAGATTTGTCCACGCCTTCTCTACCCGCTAGAATAGTTCCATTTTTGTAGTTCTTATGTGTCAAATTATTATCATCGTAAATTCTTTTCAAATCCGAAACTATCGTATCCCATGCTTTGACTCCTTCATCAGTAGTCCAATCCGCCACATTTGCGTTTTGTGCAAAATCCTTTTCAATATACCAAAGTAGTCCACCCTTCTTTTGTTTTCTTCTCACCAAACTCTCAATTTCTTTAGGATTTTGATAAGAATATGAATCATCATACATTTCATCGGGTATATCCTCTATCGGTCTTAATTTCAATATTTTTTTCCAACTCATTGTAATCTCTCCTGCATTTAATCTCTAATTGACCAATAGACATAATAATTAGATGTTCTATCTCTTGTGGCTTCATTAATATATTTTTCTTTAGTCGCCCTATCATCTAATTCACCATCTTTAACAACCGCCCACTTTGGTAAAGAAGCCCCTTGTTTTATTGCTTCATATAATTCCATTAAGATTTCATGCCCACCTTCATCCCAATCTTCTTTCTTTCGTTGTATAAATCTTTCATCTTGATTTAATAAATTAGGAAGATAAAATCCTTTATCAGCCATAATCATGTCTTTAAGTGATTCTTCTGTTACTTGAGAATACATTTCTCCTTCGGTTTCACTACTAGAACTAAAAGAAATATGGTCAAATAACTTCTCACTATTCGCTAAATCTCTCGCTTTATCATCAACAAACTTTTCATCTAATCCTAAGTCCCTTAGAACCTTTTTAGCCATCTGTAATACTTTTTTATGGTCATCATCACTTTTCAATATTTCTTTCCAACTCATTGTAATCTCTCCTGCATCTTCTTCTTTACATCAAGCCAAACTTCGGGGTGTCCTTGAGCCAAAACTTCTTGGACAATTTGCATCTGCGCAATAATTATTGTGTCCTGTCTCTTGTGTATTAACTTACCCTTAAACTCCATCATGTATTTCAATGACTCACGAATCTCTCTAGCCAACTTAACCAAAGCATCTAACTCCCTAGAATCTAAATCATCCCTTGAAGCAATCTCAGTAAGTTTACCATCCAACACTTCTAAGTTATTGGCTAACATATCAACTTCATTAACTTCCTTCTTAGCAATTATTGTAGCGGCAGACTCTTGAACAATAGGAGCCAAATGATGCTTCATGTGTCGGTGAATTTGACTTTTAGTAGTCTCTAAAATATCTGCAACAATAGAAACTTCTAACTTGCCCTCAGTTAATCCAACCTCATATTGTTTCCTTAGAGGGTCAGTACAGAAATTACACTTAGGATTACTACTTGTAACATAATCCCCCATGTGGTTTCTTTGATGTTGAGCCGCAGTACCACTACGCCAATTTTCCTGTTGGTCTAAATCATCACAGGAAATAACACAGTCTTCCAACTGTTGTTCAAACTCCTTAGCATTCTCATGCTGACAAAAAGAGCAACTTTTTCTTCTCATATCAATACCTCACTCAAATCTCTTTCGGCGTTCCTCGGCCAATCTTTCTTGTTCTTCACTTAATCTATATTGCTTTTCTCGCAGAAGTTCACGAACAGGCTTGTAGGCATTTTTCTTAGCCTCTCCATACGCCTTCACCATTCTTTTCAACTTAAACATATTAGGCGAGTCTCTGTTCATTTCATTTTCAATCCTCTTCAACCTGTCATCCAAGAAATCAAGATTCATACCGACTATGGCTTCCGCTTCACGCTCCAAAAACTCATCTACAAGAGGAATACTATGCCGCCCCCGATTTAGCGTTTCTTCAATCTTCTTTGGCTTATTCATCAAAGAATTTAATCTCTTTCTATAGCCCAAAACAACCTCCCTCATTTCCGAATCATCCATTCTCAAATCTTCGGGGTCAGCGAACCTTTCGGCATCGCTTCTTTCTCCTGCGCTAATCTTCAAAATGTCTTCCCACTTCATATCAAACCCTCAAAAGTTCTACCCAAGACTTCACAATGTCTCGCTCTTTGCGCGCCCTAGAAGTAGCCATGTAAGTTTCAATTAATTTCTTGGTTGCCGCAGGAGTCATGTTCACCTTAAAAGAACTAAAAGTCCCACCAATACCTTTAGCCTTAGCATAATCAGCAACGAATAATTCCTCCTTCTCAGTCTTAATAGGGAAAAATATCCCATTCATTTTACCTCTAACACCCTTGACACTAATAGCACCATCAATTAAAGAAGATTTTATCGCACCTGCTAACTTTGAACTAAAAGAAGGAATGTTTACTAATCTAACAGGAGAACGCCCCGTCTTAATCTCAATATTGTATTCAATATTCCCTATCTCTTTGATAGCCAATTGCAAAATATCATTCAAACTTTCAGTAAATAGAGGCCCACCAAAAATAGCCTGTTTCAATGGAGGATTAGCCGAGCCATCTTTAGCCCTACTACTCCAACCTTTAGCATCTTCAACTTTAACAGATGTAGTGTACTTTGAAGCAAAATATTCATCAATGTAGTGGCCGAAAAGGGGTTTGGATTTAGCATCGGGTATTCTCTTACCTCTAGACATAGGATAAGTAGTAAAAGGAATAGAAGCAGGGTCTAAATGCCCTCCATCCCCGTAAATATCTAAATCATCTAGTAATTCTTGAAAGGTTTCAACATCACTATCGTAGTAAATACCATTAGGTCTACTCTTTATCACCTTTTTAATCTCCATCAAAGTGAATTTCATCCCTTTTACTCCACCTGCATTAGGAGAAGTAGGTCTAGTAGGAACACCATGTTGCTTCAAAGCCTCCAAAAGATGAGTCTTACCACCAACTTTATCCGGCCCTAAACTACGACACTTTCTCTCCCAAGCAGTGAACTTTTTAGGAAAGGTAATAATGCCCGCCTTAGTAGTAAGAACGGCATCTCCAACCTTAGCAGTGACCTTTTTTACATCTTTAGGCATAATCAATCCTCCTTCTTTTTGCGCTTCCTTCGCTTACCGCCAAAGGTCGGCCTAAATAGAAGGGAATGGGCCGCACTTGATGTAGTTACCGCCCCTGCTACCTTTTCCATTTCAGTATCTTCGGAGTCTGCATACCTCTCAGCATCTTGAATTGCCTCTTCGGTACTAATTTTGAGTATATTTTTCCATGTCATCAAATCACCTTGTACCTAAACATATCTAAATTAGTGCTTTTCATCCCTTTGTAGGTCTGCTCATCCATAATATCTTGAACATCAGCATAAGAAGTCACTTCCTTACCACCCTTTTTGGTAACAACCGCCCTAACAATACTCCTAGACTTAGAATCTAAAGGATTTAGCAAAGTAATTCTAGGCTTCCCCTTAGTATAATCGTCTCTAGAAGACAAAATTTGAGTAAAATAGCCCCGACCCTTGTATTTTGGATTAGTTAAACTATTTCCAACAAAGAAAAACTCGCCCATATCGTTAAAAGAGGTAAAAGCGGCCAATTCGCCATCTTGAATCTTAGCAACAAGAGACAAAGGAGTAATAATTGCAGGATAACCCTTCTCAACCGCAGTCTTAAACCCGTCTAACATCTTGCTAGCCGAATTTTCGGTCAAAATTTCAACCGATTTAATAATATCAAACCACATTCTATTCACTTCTCCAATGAATAGGTACTAGTGTCATTATATTTCTTGTTAAATCGCACTTTTGGAGAACTCATCATAAATTTCCTAATTTTTTTCCTGTTTACTCTTTGATAACCACGATTATAGAGGCCTTCTTCAATACCCCTAAGAGTAATTTCCGGCTGATTAGCCAAAATATCAAAAAGTTGCCTCTTCATTTCCGCAGTTATACCATCACGCGTCAAATCATCTTTCCAACTCATGTTTTTTCCTCCCTCATAGGACAATCCGGCTTCACACCTGTAGAAGGAGAAGGTAAAGATAAAGGACATTTTGTATATTTTCTAACCTTTCGCTTACAACGAGAACAAAAACCCGTCTGTTGTATTTTAGAAGCAACTTCCCTATCACTATATTTAACTAAATCAGTCCAACTCACTTTTTCTCACCCCTAACTATCTTTCTACTGTAATCTCCAAATACTTTCTTAGCAGTATTAAATAAACCCCTACCCTGTAAAGAAGATTTGGCCTTATTCAAAGCAGGAGTTAATTCAGCCAAAAATTTATCAGCCGTTATTCCTCTATCTTCCCAATACTCATCAGCAGTCTCGTATGACGAACCGTTGATGAAAGTCTCATCCTCCTTCAACAGAAATCTAAAAGTGTTAGGCCAAGTACTGCTTTCGGAGCGTCTACCCTTTGAACCAAGATTAGCACCCGTTTCATAGTCTTCTTCCGAACCCCTGTAAACCGATAAATTGCGAATATTTTTGAATTCTTTCTGTAACTCATTTAAAAATAAACGATAGTCTTTATCATTTAATGATTTAATTTCTTTAAAAATCTCAGTCGGAGAACCACTACCCCTTTTGAAGAGGTTTTCAAAATATTCCAATCCATCTTTACTGTAATCGTCGTCATAGCCCTTATCCATATCAGTGTATTTTTCTATTATAGGCAAAGTTTCTTCCTTGACTACTGAAAAAATAAGGGCGGAAGAGTACCTATCAACAAGGGCTAGTATTACTTCTTTAGAAACAGAAGGGGCAAATTGCCTCTTTCTATCGTATTCTCTCTCCGCTATTTCTTCTTTAGTTGCAATAGCGGGCTTGGACATTCTAAAGTTAGTAGTCTCATTACGCTTGCTCCTTGCTCTAGGGTCTTCTACCCTCCGACGCTTGAGTATATCCTTCCACTTATCTTCGGACTTCTTTTCCCTAATCTCATATCGCACAGGTACTTCGCCTCCTAGTAATTCACCCTTCTCATCATCACCTTCAACGATACCCCAAAAATGGTGTAGGGCGGTTTTGGCTCTATTACGAGTTAGATAATCAACACTGCCTAAATTTTTAAACGGCTGGCTACCTACGGCAAAGAAAATTTGAAACATAAGAATATCTCACTTACCTGCTTGAGAACGATTAAAATAACTCTTCCACTCCGATTCTGTAAGTTCCAAAAAGTCCCGAATATCTTCAGTTGCTTCGCCTATCTCTTGATTAGTCATAATAATCACCTTTTTTCAGTAGTAAGATTCTAACTGTTGAGCCGCTTTATTGAGAGCCATAGCAATTTTTCTCATCTCATCTTCATTGATTTGCTCATCTTCAGATTCTTTCATACCTCTAGTAATTGAATCCTTTAATCCCATTAATCGCTCAATTGCTTCTAAAACCGTCTCATAGTTTTCTTGATTGTTTTTAAAACCACTTTTTAGGCTATCTTGTTTCTTTTTAGCCTCTTGCTTCATCCGAGGACTGACATTCATAAAAGCAGTCATGTCTTCGGGGTCTTTTTCAAATATGTTTTTCCTAATTTCATCTTTCCATGTCATAATTACTCATCCTCTGTTAGATGTAAAAAAGCACCATTAAGTTGCCCTATACTCCTAATCAAAACACGAACATTAATGTCCTGCCCACCGTATTTCTCATAGGATTCATCAAAACGCTTCTGTAATTTCGCCATAAACTCATCGTCATTTTCAACTTGAAACCATGAGGCATGGTCGTGGTTTTTAGCAAGGCTTTTTGCCGCTTCCATTCCTCTTGAAAAATCCGCCGCTTCTTTTTTAATTCCATCTTTCCATGTCATAATAATCACCTTTCTCAAGGACTAACTTCCCTATCTAGTAAATCTTCTAACTCATCTAAAAAATCAATTAGTTTTTCTGCACCGAATAGCATTGGTTTTGACGCATCAAACTCTACTTTGAACGGGAAGGTTTTTTGGTAGGATACTATTTCTCCTTTCTCGGTAAAGGTGTCTTTTCTTTTTCGGTTTCTTACCCCGCCTTCGCTAGTGGATGATAAAGGATTCCGAAAAGATAAAGGATTCCCTCGGAATAATTCTTCTAGTGTACTATCTAATCCATAATAAGATTCATCATAGCCACCAAATTTATTACTGTTAATATTCCAATTCATTTGTTTGTAATCAATAACAAGAATTATATTTGCCGTAGCATCAACTGTATTATATGAAGGAATACCATCATAGCCCTTAACGGGATTATCCATCATTATTTTAAATTCTTTAACTACATCGGGTAGGTTCTGTTGAATTAAAGCAATATTTTTTCCAAGTGCCTTTGCCTGTTTTCCCCGATACTGTCTCATTAAATCTCTAGCATCTTCTCTATCTAAAATCGCTAGTTGTGCTTTTATTATATCTTTCCATGTCATGTCAATCATCTCTTTTTTTCTCAAAATTTTGCTCGGAATTTTTTCGCCAATTCTCGCATTTTATTTTCGGATGCTTGTAAACTAGGTCTTACTCTTCGGGAAGATAAAGTATCTCCCTCAATTTCTGCAATTTCTTCTAAATAATCGGCTTTCAATTCTAATAACTTAGCAAGTTCTTCAAAAAGATACCCAATAGGTTTTTGCGTTATTACTTCTAAATCGTCTATTGTTTCTAAGGAAAAGGCAAGGCCTGTCAAAACTTCCATTGAGTTTTTAGCAAATTTTTCTTTTGCTTTCCGTGTTTGCTCATTACGCTCATCCCCTTCGGGAAAGCCATACTCACCAAAGACCTTCAATACATTTTCCCAACCCATATTTGCACCCCTTAAACATCTCTTGAAAAATTATCAACGGCGGTTTTTAATTTACCCCGAATGTCCACAACACCGGCCCTTTCAGCCCTTCCTAAAAATCCTAAAAGAAAGTATTTAATGGTTTCATCGTTAAGTTCTTTCCAAAGCATTTCAAAGTTTTCCCCACCGTAAGTTTTTATTCTACTGAAAAGATTCAACGCCACGGATAGACTTAAAGACACGGAACCCGACTCGTTCATAAAATTATCTTCTATGTAGCCTATTGCGTCCCCAGCCATAACTTCATCGGTGTAGAAATCCACATCGGGGTAGTCTTTAACATCTTCTCTTTCCACCATCTCCTTTTCCAACATATCATAAAATTGTAAAAGTTCAGCCAATCTTGGAAAATTTAATCCCTTCAAGTCAAACGAACCAAAGTCGGTTTTTATTATATTCCACCAACTCATCTTAATCACCTAAAAATATTTCAAAAATCACTCGGAATTTTTTTATCACTATACCGCCTTTTTTATTACTATTTAATGTATTTACAGGATAAAATTAATACTATTTATTCTAATAATCTCCTAATTGTTTTTGTTTTGGATTGCGTTCTTCTTGTATTTGTGTTATTAGTATCTTTAACTTATTAATATCTTTAACTATTCTAACTAGTATTTCGCTATCTATTGTATCTTTCTTATTGTTAAGTCTACTAATAACTTCTTGTAATTCTGTTTTAATCTCTAAGAATAACTGTAGCATTTCCGCCGTGTTACTCATGCCGTCACTAAATAGACGCAGAGGCCATCAAGATATAACCTTAACCCAAATTGTACTGTGGCGAAACTACCCCGAATAGTGGTAATAGTATTACTAAAATAGTATTAATAGTATGCAAATAGTCCGTTTATTACCGGAAATAGTACTTTTAATACCGTAAAACAGTAATAAATAAAAATAAAAATTGGATGCAAAGCATATGGTTGTAGTACTTTGGGCTACAACCCTATGAATAGTATGCGATTAGTTGGGTGTCTAACGGGGAAGTTAGCACAGACGGAAGGTGAAATATCATGTCAAATTTAGAAAGAATAACGAACAGACTAGAGCCACTATCGGCTCAATTGAAGAAGGAAGGTAAGGACGCAAATCAACGAGTCGTAATGGCCGTTGAAGACTGTCTTTTAACCACAATTGACGACAAACTACGAGCATCATTGTATGCGGCTTGTCGTACTACTGCAACCCTTCATGGGTACGGGGATTACTTGCCTAAGTCGGGACAACGAGATGCAAACAACGCACTAAGTCCTGCCTTTACTGCAATTAAGGATAGCATTACTTCCTTTGTTGGCGCAGGTCTAAACTACTACCCCGACGCTCTAGTGTATCTTTTCCGAAAGAAGAACAAAGAGAACATCGTTTACTACACAGAGGAAACCCTTGTTGATTTCCTTTACAACTCTACCACACGCCGACTTGAAGATGACTTCAAGAACAAGGTTTGGGACGGACAGTTGGAAAGTCTAACGACCAACTACGAGTCACACATTAACGAATTAAACGAAACCGCACAGGAGGACAACTGAGGGGCTAAGGCCTCTTAGAAATTATTAGTCAGTCTAACTTCCCCAATAGGCTCCATTATGGCTCCCTTTATGGGAGTCATAAGGTGTGCATCAAAGTGCAACCATATGGTAGGCACTTTGGTCATACCCTATCTAAACAGTATTAATTTACTAGGTTAATCGGAGAGATAAAAATGAAGAATGTTGAAGAAATAAAAATAATGGCTAAGTATTACGGTATAGTTACGACCAACTGTACGCAATTTAGCCATATGTTTAATTTGAAGAATTGTGCTATTTGTAAAAGCAACAGAGAGAGTGTTTGAAATGCGAAAGATAACAGAGGACGCAATAAGGGCTTTTAGGAATAGAGAAAAATTCAAGCGAGGAAATAGTGAAGTCGTAGTCACAGGCAAAAGCAGTTATCTTTTGCTTCATGGGCATGTAATCGCAACCCTTGACGCTGATGGTTTGTTTATTACTTCGGCAGGATGGGCAACCACAACCACAAAGGAACGCTTGAACGGCCTTCCTAATGTTCATATCGTGCAGAAGAATTTTCAATGGTTCTTAAACGGTGAATTGTGGGACGGTTCACTTATCAAGGTAGAATAAGGGAAAATACTAGGCGAAAGCCCCCTTCGGGGTTCATCAAAGCCAAACCATATGGTAGTAACTTTGTGGCTACCTTATCTAAAGAAATGTAGTTGGCTTGGGTGTACGAAGGCGAATACTAGTTAATCACCTTCGGAAAAGAACCCAATAACGACGGAGAATCGCGCCGAGTAGTGGAAACAGTAGTGAACCTAAGAGAGAAAGCAATATTCTAGACAATGTTAGCCCAAGAACACTTAGTAGTAAACGAATTAGCACAGACAAGGTGGAATTAAATAAAGAGTTGCGGTCAGTGAGGGTATCCCATTCAACATATCATAAGGAGAAATTAAAATGCAAAGAGAAACAATAACGCTTTGGTCAGCATCCAATATAGAAGATGAAATAACGGGCATAAGAAAATGGTACTATCATAGCATGATAGTTAGCATCAATTGGGTAGTTATGGCCTTGAATTACCCTACGGCTTGTAGATATTTTGACAATGTAGAAGAAGCAATACTCTTTACTAATGAACAGAATCGTTTAGAAGAGATTAGAGAGGGGAAAATGTAAGGGGCGAATAAGCACAAAAAATAATCGTCTTAAGGGGGGTCTTACGACCCCTCTTAGGGTTTTTTACCTCTGTCAAAGTATCAGTACAACCATATGGTATTACTTTGGGATACCCCGATAATCGGCTAAAGCCGACTAAAGGGGATATTAATTAATCTATTAAAAAGACTATCTCAATAATGCCGTCACTCTCTGCAACATATAACAGGGTCGCAGTTCCCTGTGGAGTCTGTATTTCAGCCAAGATTAAGCCTCCCAATACTCTTCAAAGACACATTCCTCTGTCTCTATTCTAATCACCTCTATCTTCTTTACTTCCCAATCGTAAATGTCATAATCTTCTTTATGACAAAACTCTCTTAGACTATCTAACTGCTTACGCAAGAGCATTGCCTCCGTGAGTTTGTTCTTATCTTCTTGAATCTTAACTTCTTCCTCTGTAACATGGTAAATGTCTTCCTTTTCTACTTCATTAGTTTCACGATTAACGAATGCGTAACGACCATTCCATGAACATTCTATGTGTTTTAAAATAGCATCTAGAACCTCGCTATCCTCTAATAAAAACGCTATTTGTTCTATGTAACTCCAATGGTCAGTCATTTCCATAAATTCTTTGTGTGTTAGAAATCTAGTCATTCTTCTTCACTCTCCAACTCTTTTTCCGCTAATGGGATTAGTTCTCTTGCAGTGTGCCTTGTTAGGCTAAGTGATATTTTCCAATGGTCATCATTCATACTGTAGTATTTTAGTGTTCTAGTTAGATAGTCTAATAGTTCGTATAGTTTTGCTTCTGTTTCTTTTTTCATTTTTATTCCTCTTGTTTGATTGCTTTAATTGTTGTCGTCTTCGTAGTAGGGGGGGTAGTGGACGACTCAACAGTAAAGAAATCCCATATGTCTAGATATGGGTTCGCTTTACTCATTGATTTCACTACTCAGTGAATCCCCCTGTTCTTGTTTTCGTTTTTGTTCTTTTCTATACCATTCTAATGAAACTTCTGTCATGCTAACTATTACATTCTTATCGTTTCGTTGGTCAAAGTGGAATTGGAAGCCATCGGTTAGTTTGTGCTTTACTAATAGGTCGTATGCTGACCAATAATCTTCCACGGAAGTAAAAAAATAAGTCGTCCTTATGTTCATTGCTCTACCACTTAAATTAGTTTGGTAGTTTACTTTCACTTCGTCTGCATTTAATTCTTCAAGGCTGAAATCTATCATCATACCCCACCTTCCCCGTTATGTTCAAGTAGGGTATGTTCAAAGTACATACCATATGGTTGTGTCTTAATGATAATCTTTGGGGTAATGACTAGACACAACCCCACTTAACCCCCCCGTAGGGGGGCCATAATGGAGCCTTAAACCCACCACACACGGCTTAGGGGTTTAGTTCATGGGGTAAGCGGGCTTCAAGCCTCGCTTGATTCCTCCGTTGGTTGAGCAGTAGTTGAAGCGGTTTTGTTGTATTTGTTCACGGCTCGGTTCTTCTTTCGTAGTGTTGAACGGTAGTCGTCAAGGGTGGGTACTTCTCCTTCCTTAACTCGCATACCGATTTTAAGACTAAACATCACTTCAAGAAGTGGTGAGTTATCGTCCATCAATGTATTCAATTCGTTGTCAATTCGTGTATAATGTGCTTGAGCGAGTGGGTCGCTTGAGCGTAGTCGTTGAGGCATAGCGTCAGCGTAAATTGCTCCGGCTTCACCTTCAAGTTGAATGTAGGTCTTCAATGCACCAATTAGTTGAATGCACAACTTTTCATCAAGTTGTTGTTCAATAACCTTATTGATGTCATCCACCGCCATTTGAAGTTTGGCGTTTGGAGCCTGTTCAAGGACTCCTTGAATGTCACCCAATCGGGCGGTATATTTTGAATAATCCACGGCTTGAGCCGCTTCGCTAGTTTCGGTTTCTGTTTTCGTTTCTTTCTTTGTGGGCATATTTTCACCTTTCCTTATCTTTCCGTGTGTGGTGGGTTAAGACAACCAAGAATCACGGTAGGGTATTTAATGCTCATCTACAAAGCGTCTTACGCATAATACCTAAATCACATAACTATCCTTCCTTGATAACTCTCCTTTTTATTGTGTTTGTTATTGCTTGATATTGTTTTACAGGTTTTCAATTGTGCTTATGTATATAACATATATGTGTGGAATTTTGAGTTTCTCATGTTATTCTCATCCGAAGTGAGAATAATAAATGGGCAAAAAGTGTCTTTTTGAAGAAAATAAGTATATTTTAATATATTATTATCATATTATCATTATTATCATATATCTAAAGAGCATTTTTCAATTCTCATCTTTATCATTATTCTCATATGGGGGTGTGAGAAATTGACACCCCTAGAGAAAAATGAGAATAATGAGAATTATGGAGCAGTGCTTCGTTTACGAATAGAGAATAATATGATAATAATTAAGATAACAATATTTTACATAAAAAAATACTATTGGTGTTTTGTCTTACCTAAGTAGTAAAGATGCTAGTACTATTTAGTTCAATGGTATTTTGATAATGCTATACTTTTTCTCCAATATCTTTAACCCGAAATGGCCCCTAAACCCTTATAAAGCAAATCGGGAGGTCTAGGTGTCTCAATCGGGGTTTATCCCTTAGAGACAGAGAGTAGGGCTATGGAGCCTTTTAAGATAATCACTAATTTATTTAGTGTGGCCCTACTCTCACCCTTGATAGGAGGTAGAAACATGCAAATAATAATAGAAATAAACGAGAAGCAAGAACGACACTTCGCCGTAGGTGGAGTAGGATGGACATTTGAAGATAGGTGGTATGCAGGGCCGGACAATTCCTTGATGTGTAATTATCAAGATGAGTCGGGTTTTGTTTGCCTCTATATTATGAAAGATGGTTCAGTTAGAAAGCAATTATATTCTCCGGTAAATAACGGATGGGTTGATGTTCTAGAACACAAAGAAATGTATGATATTGGGTTGGGTGTTGAATGATGGTAATTGTAGGCACACAACAACAAGAAGACATTTGGGCTGAAATGGAGCATGGTGAAAACCATGTTGTAGTTGATGCAGGAGCAGGTGTTGGTAAGACCTTCACTATTGTAGAAGGTGCAAAAAGAATGTCCGGTAAGATGGCTTTCTTAGCATTCAATAAGAGTATTGCAACAACACTTGGTAAGCGTCTTCCCGAAGATGTTTATGCGGCGACATTTCATTCAATGGGATTCCGAGCAATTAAGCAAAATGGGCGAACTAAGATGGACAAGTCCAAGACATATAACATTATCAAAAAGGTTCTAGGTGCGGATTATTTCGCAGTGCCTTTGGCTAAACTAGTATCTCTAATGAAGGGTGCTATGATTGAAGGTAGTGATAGGAAGTCAATCGCTAAGTTGGTTGATTCTTACAATATTAACTTTGATACAGACCATGATGAAGTGTTGGCTTTTGATGCTCTACCTCAAATTATGAAGTTGAGTATGAATTCATCAACTATTGATTTTGATGATATGATTTGGATTCCTCTAGTGAACAATCTTCCTTTGGAAAAGTATGATGTATTGTTTGTTGATGAGGCACAAGATTTCAATGAAGCACAACGACAACTAATCTATCGTAGTGTTGAACCGGATGGCCGATGTATTGTAGTAGGCGACCCTAACCAAGCAATTTACGGTTTCCGTGGAGCAGATTCTTCTAGTATGCAAATCTTTGAAGATTTGTTAAAGACGAGCAATAGGGAAGTTAGTAAGTTCCCACTTAGCGTAACATGGCGTTGCCCTAAGTCTGTTGTAAAGGAAGCAAACAGATTCGTAAAAGATTTCACTTGTAGAGATGAAGCGGAAGAAGGTAGTGTAGAAGAATTTGCTAGCCTTAATCCAATCAAGGGCGACATTGTTTTGTGTCGTTATAATGCACCTCTCGCTACTGCGTTCTATAGTTTATTGGCTGATGGAAAGTCGGCTTATATTCTAGGGCGTGACATGACAAAGGGACTAACAAACTATGTGAAGAAAGTTTCCCGTAAGAATATGGGAATGTCTTCAAGTGAGTTCAACCTGTTGTTGAATCAGCACTTTAGTAAAGAGACAGAAAGACTTCTCTTGAAAGAGAAAAAGAATCAAGCACTTGCACTAGAAGATAAATACAATTGCTTGAGTATATTTGTTGGTAAGGCAAACACTGTTCAAGGAATTATTGATGAGATTAACCGAGTCTTTTCTTCCGATGGTAAGGGTGACATTATGTTGTCCACAGTACACAAAGCAAAGGGTCTTGAAGCCGATAATGTATATCTTTTGGCTACGGAAAGGATGCCTCATCCGAGAGCAACTAATCCACAAGAAGAACGAAACATTTGCTATGTTGCAATAACAAGAGCAAAGCGAAACTTATTTTATTGTGGGCCTAGTCCACAGTAATACTCCTAGTTGGGCTTATGTCCAACAGAAAGAGTTTGGGGTTTGTCAGTAATAAGAGAGAAATTTATCTACACTTCCATGTTTGATGTTTCTATCCATTGACTAGGGGGGTTCGTTCCCCTCCTTCTCTTCCCCCATCCCCTCTAGGTTAATCTACTTAGAGAATTTAAATTTAAGGTGATAATATGAAATATATGAAAGACATAATCCGTAAAGAATCTATGCACTTATTCAAGTCAGTGTTTTTGAATCGTAAAGCGGAAGAAGAAGAGAAGCGTAGTGAAATCTACAAAGAACTAACGGGTCTAGGTATGCGCCCATACAAAGCATACCAAATATCAATAAGGAGAATGAAAATATGAAAATAAAATGTAATGGAAAAGGTTGTCAAGGGATGGCTGAACAACACGAAGATAAGAATTACTATTCTTGTTATTCTTGCGGTTGGGCAGGTAGTCGGGGTGATGAACAATGATTGACATAGACAAATACGAAGGACACACACCTGCGCCGTGGGATGGTATTCTTAGTGGTTACTTTACCATTGAGGAATTGAAAGGGATTGATAAGACCTTGATGCAAGACGCACCACTTCTCCTTGCAGAAGTCAAGCGGTTGCAGAAATACAAGCGGGCGTTTGACAGATTGTATAAAATGGCTGACGCAGACCCCGCTTGGAAAGCACTCATAGATGAATTGTGGGAGAGGATTGAATGATTGACACAGATAAATACGAAGGACACACAGAAGGGCCGTGGGAATACGACAGTGCTACTATTCATGCTACTGCTAAAGGCGGTAATGAAATCATAGCGGAATACCCTTGTTGGAATTACAACAAAGACCAACTAATAACCAAAGAGGAAAAGGCTAACCTACGAATCATGGCCGACGCACCACTCCTCCTTGCAGAAGTCAAGCGACTACGAGCATTGTTTGAAGAAACGAACCACCACCTTGACCTAATGGTTGAGCGATTTGGTATTGAAGCATTGGTAGAAATGGTAGGTGATGAAGAATGAACATATTTGCACTATCAAAATGCCCCGTAGAATCGGCCCAACAAATGTTGGACAAACATGTAGTAAAAATGCCTACTGAAAGTTGTCAAATGCTACACACTAATTCCCTCTACTTTTTATTTTGGGAAGCACATGGTAGAGAACCTTCTCTAAAAGAATTGAAGGGATTCCACAAAGAATCTCACTTCTCTTACATGATGAAACCCGCTATGCTAAATCACCCTAGTACTATTTGGGCTAGGAAAAACAAGGCCAACTTCATGTGGTTATACAATCATGCAGTAGCCCTATGCAAAGAATACTCTTACCGCTATGGTAAGACACACGGAACTGAATCTAGAATACGAGACAGTTTTACCTTCTCTTATGATGAAGATGAATTGAGTCCTGTATCTATTGCTATGGCTGATGAATACAGACTACCGGAAGAAAAGCACACATGGGATTTTGTGATTAAATCCTATCAACACTACTACCTTGAAGGTAAGTGGGAGTTTGCTTTTTGGACAAAGCGAAACAATCCAAGTTGGTTTCCTACCTCTTGGAGAGTTACTAAAATACTAAACAAATACAGGTGAATACAATGACAATAGAAGAAATAATTGAATGGACAATAATTAGCGACTACAATGTTGCGATAGATGATTTAGGGATAACTACTAGTTTCCTTTTCTTGGAGGGGTACTAATGTCACAGGAATGTTGTAAATGTAGTCATTGTGATGGTAGCGGTATTATGTTCGTCATTGATAATACTCACGATGTAACCTACAAAGAAGAATGTTATTGTGTCCTACAACACCGTAGAGAGGAAGAAAAACTAGCAAAGAGAATTGCTTCTGTTTTCCTAGAAAAGACAAGTAAAGAAAAGTTGGCTCTTAGTTTGGCTTCTGTTATTGTGGCTAAACATAAAGATGAATATTCCAAATTCCAAATAGGAACATTAGTTGAATCTAAAAACGATGCTTGGCTCCTTAATTGGTTACATTAAATAGTAGTAAAGGTTCGTGTAATGTATGGGAAAAACAAGCCACATAACAATGATTGAAAATGCTTTTAAAGAACTAGGAGATGATTTGACATTGAATGAAATCATGGGCTATATCAATAGTAATTGGTATAAAATAGCCCCAACTAGACAGAAGGTGAGAAATATTCTCTCATCCCGACCTCAATTCTTTTCAAGAGAAAAAGCCTCTGTTATGGGGGGCGTTGGGGCAAACTACCAAACTAACCTTTGGAACATAACAAATGGGCATATGGTGTAATGGATAGCATTTTGGCCTTCTAAGCCGAAGATACGGGTTCAATTCCTGTTATGCCCGCCAATTCAAGTCGGAGTAGCCGAGTTTGGTCAAAGGCGCAGGGCTTAAACTCCTGTTCATATTGATTCGCAGGTTCAAATCCTGCCTCCGACACCATTCAAATAGTGTAGCAGTGTTAAATGATTGCCGAAAGGGTGCAAGGCCCAATATAAATGAGGAATAAAAATGAAATGTATAGTATGTGAAATAGAATTTAAACCAACCTCTTTAAAATTTGAAGGAGAAAGAAAGGGTAGCATTTGCACAAAATGTCGCTCTATGAGAAAACAAAGTAGTGCGGTTCAATCCGCAAACAAAAGGAAACAAACAGAATATCTTGCTCTACAAACTAGAATAGAAAGAATGGAAGAGAAATTTTCCATGTTTGATACTATAGTTGAATCTATGACAAGAGATATTGCTGAAAATGTAGCAAAAGAACAAGTGAAGTCTATGGAAGAACAAATATTGAAGAATATACTTGGGCTATTGAAACTCTTCCAAGATAAAATACAAGCCCAAGTAATGGATATAAATAATAAAATAATAAGGAATGATAAACATGAATGAAAAAGTAGAATTTAGAATAATAGACAGTGAGGATATGCCTCCCATTGTTATAACGCAAGGAGAAGATGATGGAGTTAAGGTGGTATTGAATACTTACCATAGACTTTGGATTAGTCTAAAGCGAAGAACAATTGCAGGAGTCATTGAAGCACTACAAGAGAAGATGGACTTCATCTTGAATAGTTATCTTAGTGAAGCGCATAAGTTTGAAAAAGAAGACAGGGAGATGATGGAATGAGTACTTGTGGAGCATGTGATAGCACTAAGACAGTAACCGATTGCGACCATTGCACATTGGCTACCTGTAAACAATGTGCTAGGATTATACCTAGCAGAGACGGTTTGAAAGTCAAACATAACAAATGTCTACCAAAGAAAGAACAATACGAATTAGGAGAGAATTAAAATGGATATACCGAGAGAAGCAATTGAATTAAGTTACGAAAGAGAGACTATTCAACCTAAAAGAAGACTAGGAAATGGACGATGGGATAGGGCTTTGAAAGAGGCTCTTACACGCCTTTCTAATGCAGACAATTACGACGATGCTAAATTAGAGTGGTTGGCTACAGGTAATGTTTGGTGGTCACAATATGGTGGCGATAGAGCCGAAGATGCCCCTCTGTGGGTTATGAATTCTAGCATGGGATATGGTAGTTGTCTATGCGGCCATCGTATTATTTACCATTTTGAAATAGAGAATACTGAGAACGGTAGAAAGGAATGTGTTGGTAGCGACCACATCAATTCCTATCTAATCCTTAGAGCAATCAAAGAGGCGACAGGTCTTGAGGATGAATACATTACTGATGAAATGATTGACCAATGGATTAATGTTCGGATTGAAGGCATGAAGAAAACTGCTTGGTGGGCTACTAATGGTTCAATCTTTGAATTTAAATTCAACAAGATTAAGGACTTAGATTTGCGAGTCAATGTTAGAAGTAAAGGGTTCTATTGGGATGAGAAACTAAATACTCATCGTCCTAAGACCTATATTCGTAAAAGGGCTATGGATGGAGAAATGGCTTCTATTGTATGGCGATGGAATCATCCCGATAACCACAAAGCACAAATTAATACTAAGGGCTACCCCAACAAAAAACTGTTAGAGGATTTAGATGATTTTTATTATTCATCAAGAGAAACCATTGCTATGATTACTGAGGAAGATGCTATTATGGAAAAGAAAATGGCCGAAGTGGATAGGATTCGTGAGAGGAAATATTCTCGCAATATTTCTAATAAGATGGAATTCTTTGGGATTAGTAATTACTACGAAGTGAAGAATAATCTTCCCTTTGATGATTGGACAACTAACTTCCTTCGGGATATAGAAATCAAATTGAAGAATTCTAATTGGGGTAATGCTCTATCCCAAAGGCAAATTGAAACATTAACTAAATGTATGGAAGCGGCAACAAGTAACCAAATCCAATACATGAAAAACTTAGGATATGACGGTAGCGAAAAAGTGACAAAAAGACAAGCAACCGTTTGGATTTCCGCTAACAAAGGGGATGGCTTAAATAGTCATGACAAGGTGAACAAAACAGAGGTGAATTAAAATGATTACACTAACGATTTTAAATGAAACAGGACACACTGAATTGCAACTCTCAGTAGAGAAGGTTGTAGAACAAATTGAAACACACCCCACACATTGGGTTTTCGTTGATGGTGAGATGGTAAGCCGCCAAGACATTAACACAATCAATTGGGATACTGTTAGTAGCGTGGACTTGACTCCTGCTATTGTTGGAGGTTCCTGTTGAACCCCCCTTGTTGATGAATAAAACCATCCCTTAAACCGTGGTGCTTATGCCCCTCTATCGTAACTTTGCTCATTGTAGAGCAGTAGTTAAGTCACTTCTACCTATGTTATCGGTGGAGGGGCAATTATTCGTTGAGACGGCACTACGACATTCGTTGTTGATTGACGACGAAAAAGAACAAGTCTTCTTCTTAAATTCTAAATTAAAGAATTATCTTTTTGATATTGATGAAGCCGTGACTATTGGGTTTAACCAATACTTAGCAAAATACATTAAAGATTTTGATGTATATGTTAAATACCACGAAGTAAATAAATTAGAGGGTTAAATATGTCAAACAATCCAAACTATACAGACAATTCAAGAGGTCGCAAGATAGCGACAAAATGCAGAGTTTGTGGAGGCTCTTTACTAACTCCACAAGATATGAAAATAGAAGCACATGAAGAATGTGTAAACAATTACAAAACAAAAATGAGAATGATGTGATAATATGACCGAATCAACAATTATAAATTATAATACAGAGAAAAAAAGCCTAGAACTCCCCTTACACAGTGACGGCCAGTACCGAGAGAAGAAAATTATACGGGGAACTGTTCAAATTATACGGAATGGACATGCAAGTACTGTTACTCACTACTTTAATGGTAGGGCGAACCAAGTAAATACCTCACTAGATTCTTTAATAGTCTCTTTTGCTGAAAAAATTAAAGGAATGATGAGAGACATAACTAATAGTCCAAAGGACTATCTAGAATTTGTAATAAACGACTTCTCAGTTATAGTAACCAACGAAACACCAATTTCTATTAATGGTTTGAAGGGTACTAAGAGAGAGATTTTCTACAATCTATCTAGATTCCTCTACCGTGTAAATAATGACATGAGTAGGTCGGAAACGATGATGTTATTCTACAGGATATGCAATACTCCTTACGAGATTAGCCATGTTCTTGAAAATAGAGTACCCTATTACTTCTTTAATAACGGGAGAAGAGTTAATGTTAGACTAAATGCTAAACAAATAAGTGATGATAAAGTAGCCATAGAGATAAGTGATTCTGTTTGGGGTACTATTTCATTCAAAGACTTGTCTAAGTATTTAGGACACTATTTACATGGACACAATAGAGGTTCTTGGAAATTTCTTTCGCCGCAAAAATTGTACTTCTTATTGATGGGTAAGCAGATAACTGAATCGGACTCCGATGTTATGATTGCCTTTTTAGAACAGAATAGGACTTCTAAATTAATAGAAGATAGGGCAGAAATTTTGTTAGAGCAAACGCTTGCTAAGTATAAGAATAAAGTCAAGATGTTGAGCGATAAAGAAACAAGCGAACAATATCTACTAGTCAAAGGAATAGATAACGATTGGTTATTCACTTGGAATAGTAATAGGAAATCGTCGGGTAGGCAATTGGTATCAACTGCTTTCTTATCTCTTGAAGGAGACTACAAATGGAACGGAGTTTGTGTTGATAACCTTCAAAACAATTCTCCTATACATGACCAACTAGTAACTAGATTGTTGGTCTGTATTAATGACAGAATGACTAAACAAAGAGTCTCTACCATGAAGAGTATTCCTTCTGCTTCACATAGAATAAATTTTGAATTGGTGGATGATAACAGTAGGTTGGAAATTGCTTATGCTAACCACATAGAAAGATATGTAGAACCCGTAGAGAGTGAGAACCTTGATTAATTGTACTGAATGTAACAGTACTGTTTTTTCGTACAACGAATACATGGGCGAGAAGGAATGTCAAGACTGTGGGTTGATTGTAGTAACTGAACCCTTTGACCAAACGGTTTCTCTATTTACTCATGATGGAGAAATTATTAGGCATGGAGATAGAACTCTAGGCTCTAGGCCCGTTCATAGATACGAAAGGGGTAAGCGAAGCCATGTTGATGTAGGTTTGGGTTTCTCTAAAATGTTAATGTCTTCTTTGACTAATTCAAAGAGCCAAATGGAGAGAGTAGAAAACGCCTACATGACTTGTTTTAGAGCAGGGATATTTAGTCAATCTACTTATGAAGATAGGGCTAGTGCTTTGGTGTATTATGTATTAAGGGAAAGAAATCTGCCCTTCACTCTAAAAGAAGTCTGTGCTGAGTACGGCTCTAACCAAAGGTTGGTTGCTAAAGTAGCCAAGAAGATTTCAAAGCATTTTAAGAATAGTGGAGTCTTTATTCAATCTCTTGATTCTTTGGTAGAGAAGTATTCCCTTCAATTAGGGGACAGGTATTTTGCTAGTACCTGTAGTATGTTACTTTCCTTCTTTGAGAGGGAATACGAAATGCGTACTCTTACTCTAAATAAAAGCGCAGTAGCGGGGATACTCTACATAGCAAATCTTTGCGAATTTAAACAACTAACTCAAAAAGAAGTTGGTGATGTTGTAGGTGTGACTAGTCGCACTTGTAGAGATACAACAAAAAAACTCCTACGAACAGTAGGTAAAACAGAGTCCGAAATAAAAGGACAAGGAACACAATGGATATGGTAATATGAAATGTAAAATATGTGAAAAAGAAATGGAGACTTGGGAAGGGAATAACCCTCAACCGATTCTAACTAAGTTTGAAGATAGAGTTTGTCGTGAATGTAATTGTTATGTGACGGCAACTAGAATGATGTTAGCCCCACTGTTTTCTCAGTTTGATGCGTCAATTCAAGATGAATTATACAGAGGACTTGCTAGTATGATAAGTATGTCATATACCATGAAAGAATCACAATCAGCATTTGAAGATTGGAGGAATAAAAATGAATAGAAAAATATTGATAATTGGAGCCGGTGGAATTGGAAGTTTTCTAATCCCACTACTAGATAAGACGGGCCTTTACACGATTAGCGTAAGTGACCCCGACACCGTAGATACAAAGAACCTACCTTACCAAAACTTCACGGAAGATGAAGTGGGTGAATTGAAAGTGATGGCCCTACAAAAGAGGTATCCCATCAGTCCAAGTAAATTCCCTATCCTAACAGACGGGCAAATACAAGGATATGATTTGGTAGTATGTTGTGTGGATAATCTATCCGCACGAAGGATGCTATACCGTTCAAACATAGCGTGGCTAGACCTTCGCTCCCAAGCAAGGAACGCCGCCTATGTATCCTACAAGGCCGACCCTAAAATGTATGATACTATGCTAGCAGGGCCGGATGGTAGTTTTTCCTGTCAAGGTGATTCATGGGATGGCTCTACAGAAGGAGTACATTTCTTACAGGTTGCTATTGCAGGAATGGGTGCTGAATGGATTCAGCGTTGGTTTAATGATGAAGAAGTAAACGGCTTTGCCGTGATAAATGTTTGAGGTGATAATATGGGAGTATATGATATAGAAACAGAAAACAATAAAAAACTAACTTTAGAGGAATTTACTACTGGAATACTTTTAATTTACACTTGTTATACTTGTTTTTTGTTTTCAGCAGGAGTCCTTTCACTTCTATATTTTGGTTATTTTTTAAATGGAGGAATTTAAAATGAGTAGTAGAACAACAATGAATTCAGTTGAATTGCTAAAAGCGAAACATCTACAGGAATTAAGAGGTTTAGTTGAGCCTTACATTCAAGGAGTCTTTGATGAGATGTTAATAAACCAAGACGGTGAAGAAATAATAAAACACACCACATTCCATTCAGCGATTTGGGAAGCGTCTACAGTGATATTGCCTAACTTAGAAGTACAGGTAGTAGTTGATGCTAATTGGAATCTACATATTTCTAGTGGTTCATCGGGCTATGTTGATTTTCAAATTAACCCTGTAGGGATGAAGTTACCGATTAAGTGTTGGATACATACGCATCCTTTCGGTAGTGCTTATTTCAGTGGGGTTGATTGGAGAACAATTAGAATTTGGGGAGCCAAGATGGAATCCGCCTATGTTCTAGGTGGGTATGACCATTATGGAGTTTGGAGTAATAAACTACCCGAACTACTAAAGATAATTACCTACGAAAGTATTGACGAATTCTCAACAAGAATTCAACACATGAATAAAGGTTTTATTGGAGGGGAAGAAGAATGACTTATACAGAAAAAGATATAGGAAAAATAATTTCTTACGAAACAAAAGTAGGTTCACATATTGATGAAAGAATAGTAATGGTGTATTGTCAAATTTGTTCTGCACAATTTATTGGGCCTATTAGAGAAGCAGGTGGTTTTATTGGTGGACATGAAATGTTCCATCAATGGGAATTTGCTAACATGGTTAGTGTTAATGGTATGGAGGCTTGATTGTGAAGAATTGTCCTAACTGCGATATTGCCCTCTATAAGAACAGAGTAGTGGATGGTAAATGTATTGCTTGTGGTGTGGAGGTGACGGCGTGAAGTGTTTTAATTGTAAAAGTGAAAACTTTGAGATAATCAAGGTTAAGAAAAAGAACCGTTTGTATTATTGCCTAGACTGCAAAAGTGCAACCTATCATATTTGGTTGGGTAAAAAAACAACAATGGTTAGGCAATACCTAGAAGCGGCTTCACATCTCATCATGCACGATGGAAAGAAAAGTAAGAGATAATTTGGGAAACAATATATACTCTTGATGTGATGATTAGAATATGAAAGCAGTCGGTGATTGGGTCGTCGTTAAAAGCGAAGAGAAAGAGAGTACACACGGAATCATTTCCTTAGAAGAAAACAAAGGGACAGTCATTGATTGTCAATGTGATTCTTCCTTGATAGGAAAAACAATCTTCTATTCTATAGAGAAAGCAAAGAAGAATCGTGGATTTATCTTTGTCCAATACAGTGACATTTACGGGGTGAAAGAATGATTCTATTTGGTAATGAAGTAAAGGAAAAAATTCTACAGGGCATCAATTTGGTTGCTGACACTGTTAGACCAACACTAGGCCCACAAGCCCGTACTGCTATCCTACAGGGTACTCCGCCTGTTGTCATCAATGATGGTGTAACAATTGCTAAATATGTTAGTCACGAAGACCCTTATGTTCAAATGGGAATCCAATTGGTACAGAATCTAGCATTCAAAGCACAATCTAAGGCAGGTGATGGAACAACAACGGCCTGTGTTTTAGCACAGTCTCTTTGTAATTCTATCATGGCTATGCCCTTAAACAACCTACATTCTATTAGAAATAATTTAGAGTATGTTAGGGATGAAATGATGTTGTACCTAGATAACTTGGCTGAACCAGTAACCGATGATTCTATTCTAGATGTTGCTACAATTGCCGCTAACAATGACCCTGTTTTGGGAGAATTGATTGCGGAAGTATTTTCCCATGTAGGTAAAGACGGAGTTATTTCTGTTGAAGAAGGACATGGCCTAAGCACAGATTTTGAATTAAAAGAAGGTCTAGAGTTAGATAATGGATATGCTAGTCACTTATTTGCTAATCAAGATAGTGGCGAATGTATTCTAGAGAAGCCCCTAGTGTTCTGTACTAATAAGACAATCATTAACTTTAGTGATATTCTTCCTGCGCTAGAGTATGCTTCTTCTAAGAGTCGCCCATTATATTTGATTTGTGGAGACTTAAGAGGTTCTGCTCTATCTAATGTATTAGCGAATGTTGTTCAAGGAAGAATACAGATTGGTGTAACACAAGCCCCTAATCATGGTGATGCTAGACTAGATGAATTGAAAGATATTATTTCTGTCGTAGGGGGGAAATTATTCTCCGATGAAGCAAAGGATGATTTGCGAATTGTTGATGAGTCTTCCTTTGGCGAATGTGATAAGGTCATATTGAACCAAGTTGATTCAACAATCATAGGCGGTATTGGAAATCCCCAAGAAAGAGTAGAAGCACTAACTGAATTATACAAGGTTGCTAACAATGATTGGATTAGGGAAAGACTCACCACTAGAATTTCTAGATTAAAGGGAGGCATTGCAGTAATAACTGTAGGTGGCGGTTCTAGTGTTGAATTAAGAGAAACCAAAGAAAGGCTTGATGACGCTCTAAACGCTACGAAGGCCGCACTACAAGAAGGAGTTATTGTTGGCGGAGGTCTAGGTTTGTTATTGGCCTTCCAAGAAATGAAGAAAGAAATTGATATTCCTAATCTACCATATCTTGCTGATGTTTTTATGACTCCAATTAGTGTTCTATTACAGAACGGAGATGCTAGCGAAGAAGTTTGGGACAATATCAAACCTAGTGACCTAATAGGCTACAATGCAAAAACAGGAGAAGTAGAAAACCTTTGGGAAGAAGGAGTCATTGACCCTGTTAAAGTAACTAAGAGCAGTCTATCCGCCGCTATGTCAATCGCTCTAATGTTCTTATCTACAGAAGTCGCAGTACTTAAAGAGGAATAGTAATGAAAAAAAGAGCAATCACTGTTACGCTTCCTGCCCCTCATAAGTCTAGGATTACCTGTCCTATTTGCGAAGGTAATAAATGCAAAGTCTGTAACTTGAGTGGTAAGTTAGAAATCAATGTTGCTCCTAAAATACCTATCCAAAGGGCGCATATTATCAAGTATGTAGTTGATAACATACACGATGTTGCCTCGGAAATTACTAGAATGTATGGTCTAACCCCCGACATAAACACAAAAGAAGTTTGTGAAGTTAGCGGAGGCCAGTACGAAATCGTACAAATATCCAGTTTAGGCGGAGCCTGTTGGGTTGTTAATCGTTTAGATGAATTAGATACGCCTAGATATTTTCTTTCTAGGAAGGAAGTAAAGAAATTCAAGGAGGGATGGATGCTTGAATGACGATATGGAATTCAAAGGTAGAGTTATTAGAAATAGTACTCAAGAAGTAAAAGTACATCAAGGCCGCTATTATGGAATAGAGGTTCTAGATGTTCGTTGGTATAAAGATGAAAAACCAACAAGAAAAGGGATACGGCTCAATATGATAGAAGCCAAAGTCCTTTATAGAATTCTAACAAATATGTTTGTAGGAGAGGAAGAATAATGAAGATTAGTAAACTAAAACTGTTGTCCAAAAAACCAAAAGAATTTTCAAAGTGGGCTATTGGACACGAAAAGAAAATACCCAAACAATTCAAAGAAGACTTTTCTTCTGTTTGGCCTAAAGTACAAAATACCAATGAACAAGTAAGAGGTGCTTTTGTAGTGCATTGGTCACTTATTGTTGGTAGCACTTTCAATACAATTTCTTTTCCTATTGTCATAGGGACAATGACTTACATGCAATTAGCCGCCGAGTCAGTAGATAGGTTAGACCTATCCGAAGTTTTGCAGAAGATGATGCAGAACTTTTCTAGAATAAATGCTGAGATTTCTTCCCATCAAGGTGATGTTAATGAAGAAGAATGAATGGGTTGAATTAGCAAAATATCTTTGGTCTGTTTCCAAAGTAAAACCAAAAATGAAGGACAACATTAGAGAAATAATCCAAACATTAAATGAAAATAAAGAGTTGATAATAGATGACGATGAAAAGACTATCCCGATTAATGGAAGCGATTTGCTACCAAACGCCGACAACACAAGTGAACCGACTTACAAAGGAAATGGAGAATTTTAGTCCAACAGACTTAGTAAAGATTCTAAGTCTTGATTTAGAGAAGAATAATATAGGTTTGACTAAAGCAAAGAAGTGGTTATCTTCTTTCTTCGGAGTCTTTGACGAAGAATTAGACGCATTGTATGACGCTACTAATGATATTGGAGAAGCGGTATCTTTAATGGAAACCTTTGATTCGGAAGAAGAATATAGTCTCAAGAGAATTATCCAACTTCTAGAGTTAGACTGTTCTTCTAGGACACTTTCATTTGACACAATTCAAGAAGCCTTCCTATCAATGTCGGACTACGAAAGAAAGTGGTTTGTCAAATTTTGGATTAGAACCCCCAACAACAAGATAGGCGAGAAAACCATACAAAAGGTTCTAGCAAAGAAATACAATAAAACTCAACAGGAAGTACAACGAGACTGTTCTCTAAACAGTATAGTTTCAGTTACTTCTTATTATGAAATGAATAGAAGCCCACCACTAAATTTAGTGCATGGTAAATTTGTTTCACCAATGTTGGCTAAAGTCCAACCTTTCAAGAAATGGCCGGAGGATGCAATCTATGATATTAAGTACGATGGTAATAGGTATCAAATACATAAGAAGAAGGATTCAGTTATTATCTTTAATAGAAAAGGGAAAGTAGTTAATTATCAATTTCCCGATATTATAGAAAAGATACTAGTATATGAAGAGGACGATTTCATCTTAGACGGGGAGATATATCCTGTAGATGGTAGCGGCTATCCTGTTGCTCATCAGCAAATGAATAAACGGGTTCATTCAAAGAACATAAATTCGGATTTGATTTTGAAGTGTCCTGTAGAATGGGTAGTGTTTGATTGCTTGAAAATGAATGGTGTGTCTATAATGGCCTATCCTTTGAGAGTGCGCCTTGAAACCTTCTCTTCTTTACCTCATCAAGCCCTACGGGTGGTTGATGGCGACCCTTTCGCCTTTTACAATCAAGCGATTGCAGGAGGCTTTGAGGGCATCATGGTCAAGGACATGGGCGAGGAATATCACCCTTCTAAGAGGAAGTGGATTAAGTACAAACCGGCTCAAATTGATTTAGATGTGGTGATTACCGGAGCAAGGTATGGAGAACATTCTAACGCAAATCTATTCTCTAGTTTTGAAATTAGCGTATTATCTTCGTCTTCCGATAGCGGATACGAACCAATAGGTAGAGTTGGTATTGGTTTTAGCGATGATGATTTAGTTTCTTTGACTTCTAAATGCCGTAGACTCGTTTCTAATTATGATTCTTCTTCCGAGAATTATTCCGTAACACCTTCAATAATTATCTCTGTTACTGCTGACGCAGTTACTAGAAATACTAATGGGAAACTAGGACTAAGGTTTCCTAGAAAGGATAGAATTAGAGATGATAAAATCCTTAGCCAAATAAACACCATTGAAGATGTAATAAACTTATTTTGAGGGATTGTATGAAGGAATTTGACAGACTACCAAACAAGAAGAAACTAGTCTTCTATTTAGAAGACGACATTTCGGTGAATCAAAGAATGACTTTAGAACTGTTTAATGCCCATTGGTTAAGACATAAAAAAGATACAAGTAGAGTATTCTTCAAATATACTAATACAAATATAGAAGTGTATCTTTCTAGTTTAGATGAATCCCTTGTAGTATCTAATATACAATTTTTCTTGAAACATGAAGGAATAAATAATAATTATCTAGGAGTTGTAGATTATGTTATCTAGAGACATGATAGTTGGTATTCTTTTAGCAAAGGGTAATTTTTATTCTAAGGTAGAAATTAGTGAAAGTACGAACATTGGGTACTCTTGTACTCTTCAAATAATAGTAGCGTCTTCTAATCAAGAGTTATTAGCGGCATTGTCTAGAAGTTTGACACAAAGGAATTTTCCTCATAGTCTACAAAGTGACCGATTAGTAATAAGCAAAAACAATGTAAAACACCTATTACATATAATCCCTAGAGGGTTGGACTCCCTCTCAAAGAAACTCACAGACTTTAGAAGGATACATGATATAGTCCAACACAAAAAACATCTGACCTTAGAAGGTCTAGAACAAATACTAATAATAAAGGGGAATCTAAATGGGTTTAACGAATATAAATAAAGACAGAACAGAAATTTTCGTAGGAAAGGCAGGAACAGGTAAGACTACAACAGTAAAAGAAATGCTACCCAATGCAGTTTATCAGTATGCTAATGTCATTGACATAAAGGATATTTTCTCCGTACCTATTGAGTTAGGTATAATCATAGAAGACATACACTATAAACCAATGACGAAAGAAATAGTAGATATTATTCTTAAGTATAGAGGTACAGTAGTATTAACTTCTATTAATCAAAAATCTATCCCGAAGGAAATAAAAAAGATTTGCAAAATTAAAAGAGTCGGTTCTAAACAACACATACAGGAGCAGTTAAAAGAAATAGCACCTAGAAGTGAAGAACCTTTTTCCTACGAAAGAGATGTATTTAGTCTAATAAATGAATACCTAAAAAGCGGCAATAGAGATTTAATTAGAGAATTACTTTTGTTTAACAAACCCGCAGACACTCAAATCATTTCTTGGTTAAATGAAAACCTACACCCAAACAAATTACTCTTTGTTGATGGTGTAGTTAAACGCCGTTGGCCTCAACGCTACTTTTATGAGATGCTTGCCTATTGTCATGAAGGTAAAATGTTTAGAAGGGCCACTATGCCTAAGAGGGGAAAGTACTCTAAGGTTCCTAGATTATTAAAAAGGGTCGGTTTGGCCCCTCACGAACATAAGTTATTCAAGCAACTACTACAGGATAACGACTTTAGAAAATATGCACTGTCAAAATTCAACAACGAAGAATGCAGATTGATGGGATTAGGCGAGAAAAAAACACTCAGTATTAGAAAGAAAAAAACTAAACAGTTTTCATTGGAGGAATTCCTATGAGCAAAAAGAAAAAAACAGAAAGACACGCTGATAAAATAAAACAATATATCAGTAGTGGGAAGAAATCAACTCAAGAAATCTTTGAGTATATTAATAGAAAAACCAAGTGGGGCATAACTGCTAATCAATTAGGCTCCATTCTAAAATCTAGCAAATTTACTAAAATAGGAGAAGGTAAGAATGCTGAATGGGAAGTAGGAGATGAAGAGAATGGGAAAGAGTAAATCATCGGGAAACTACAAACGAATTAAAAAAGAAATAGTGCGGGTGCTTGATAATGAGTCGCCTCTTAGTACTATTGAATTAAAAGAAAGACTACTTAACAATATTAAGTTGAAGAACAGTAGGATTTGTTCTAATAGAATAGGACAGATTATGCGACAAAAAGAGTTTAGTAGACATTCCTATCTACCAAACAAAATATCCCTATGGGAATTAAAGGAGAAATAAAAATGATTGATTACGATGAAATACGAATAGCAAGTAAAGGCGGAATAAAATTAATTCATTATGATAGAATAAGAATGAGGTCTTTAGCAGGATTTTTCGCACTAAATCTGTGTACTTTAATAGCATATGTGTATGTGATTACTGATGGAAATGTTGATTGGTTTATGTTATTGTTGTTAATCCATTTAACAGGTTTTCCTTTAATGTATCATATATTTTATTATCCTCAACTTTGGTATGTGCAGATGAGGACTACTGTAAAAGAAGTTGAAGTGATAAAAGAAGTTGAAGTTCTTAGAGAAATAGAAGTGATAAAAGAAGTTCCTGTTTTTAGAGAACAACAACAACCGAACATTTTAATAAAAAATGTTAATGTTAAAGACGGAGTGATAATGGAGGAATAAAAATGAAGACAGAAATAGAAATTAAAATAGAAGATATAGAAAGAGAGATTAAAATTATCAATAATAGGTTAATGCACATGACCAACAAACTCAATTCAAAAATTGACAGTGTGCAATCCTACAATCAAATTAACAAAATGTCTAGAGAATACCAATCTAGAATGGACGATGAAATACGAGCGAAGATAATTGAGCAATTACCTTCGGCTCTTAGGTATTTCTTTAAGGAGGAATAAAAATGAGCGCAGTAGAAAGAGTAAAAGAAATAGAAAACAATCTAAGAGACTACAACGAACTACTAGAACAATTGATAGACATAGAAATGATTTATGACAATTTAAATTGGGTAGATATTTGCAAACCCCATCATATTGAAATTGAATTACCTAGAGCAATTAGAGAAGTTGAAGGTAAGATAGTAGATATAAAATATAAATTGGAGAGGATATAATGTTATGGACAGAGAAATACAGACCAACTAAACTAAGTGAAATTGTAGGACAAGAACACTTTGTAATGGATGCAGAGTCTTGGGCTAAAGAACAAGTAATGCCCAATGTTCTACTTTATGGTTCATCGGGTACAGGTAAAACTAGTGTAGCCTTTGTTCTTGCTAATGCTATTCTAGGTATTCATGTCAAAGAAAACTTCTTTGAAATAAATGCCTCCGATGACAGAAGACTAGAAACAGTTAGAACAAGGATTAAAGAAATCGCACAAAGCGGTACTATTGGTACTGTTCCCTTTCGCATCATCTTGTTAGATGAGATGGATGGGATGACCAATGATGCTCAAAACGCATTGAAGAGAATCATGGAAAGATACTCTAACAATGTTAGATTTATTATTACTTGCAATGATAAAAACAAAATCATTCACGCACTTCAAAGTAGATGTGCAAACTACCGATTCAAGCCTTTACCATATGATTTGGTATTGAGAATCACGAAAATGATTTTGAAGAAGGAAGCACATACTCACTTAACGGATGAGGATTTGGGAACCTTCATATACTCTCTTCATGGTGATTTGCGTAGAACACTTACCGAGTTACAGGCCGGTATCGTGTCGGGTACAACACTAACGAGACAAATTGAAAAAGGTCTAGAAGAGTACGAAGAAATAATAAATGAAATTGTAAATAGAAATGCTAATGGTTCACTTGAAAAAATTCATCAGTCTATTTACGCAGGTCGTTCCGTAAAGGAAATCTGTATTGGACTCCACGATTACACAATCAAGTGTGATATGGAGGCTAAAATGAAATTGAAATTCCTGCGAGTAATTGGAGAAGGGGAGTGGCGTTCTACCACCATGACCCCGAAATTGCTTGCTTCATGGATGGTAGGCCAACTAATATAGGAGGGAAAAACAAATGCAAAACGAAATTGTAAAAGCCGCAGAGAAGTTGAGTATTCCACTAGAGGATGCTCAATTGAAATTTGACGAAATTTGTGCCGAAAATGGTGTGGGTGCTGATAGCCCAATTGCTATCGCACTATGGCGTAGTTACGCCGCACAACAAATTAGAAGCCAAAAGTCACAGAACACAACAACAACCACCGGAGGGGGAGGGGGACTTGCAAAGCAAGCCTTTGGATTCTTTTTGGCTCTTGAAGAACCAAGAGACTTAAACGAATACAACCGACGACGAGCCGTAGAAGAATGGAAGAATGACCCATACAACGCTCATCAAAAGGGATTCGTTGCTATTGTTGAAGAAGCAGAGAATGGATTTTATTCAGTCTCCCGTTTCCACAATGATGCAATCCAAGAGAGAAAGGTTAAGAATCTACCCGACTGCGTACAGGAATTAGAAGATGGTTCTATCATCATTCCTTTGGACAACAATGCTCGCTATCAAAACGGTGGCGAAAACAAAAACTATGGTAAGCCACTAAACTCAGTAATGCGTAGAAGTGGTGTCTTTATTGGTAAGGTAGGAGATGACGAAGAGTACAATCTTTACAACTTCTCCTATAAGAACAAGGGAGGAATTGAATTTACTCCTAAGACATTCTCATGGTTGAATATGGTTGTCATTAAGGATTCTAATAGAGATGGATTTATCTATGGATTCACCGATAAGACCATTGGTAGTTTGAGAATTAACGAAGAACAAGACCCTAACAGTGACCTTTACCGTGACACTTCTTCCTTAAACATGACTAACATGATTGCTAATGTTGCATCTAACAATGTCGTGTATCTAGGAAACCTACAAGACAAGCATGATGAGTTGCGTGATTTACCATCACCAAAACGCTTTGTTATTACTAACGGTACTGTTTGTAATATCAACATGACACCTACAGGTAACGGTAATAGAATCATTAACATTACTGACCTAGCCGCAGACTTTGATTACGAGAATGACGGTATGGTAACTTGTTGGGTTCCCGAAAATGTGGACATTGACTTTGGTATTGGCTCCGCCGTTACTGTTGTTGGTAGAACTTCACAAAGGGAAACAGATGAAGGACTACAACCTGTTACTATCAACCTTACAGGGCTTCTTGTAAAAGAACGCCGAGGTCAAGTAGTAGAGATTGAACAGGCTACGGAGGAAGACCTAGATTGGTTTTGATTTCCAAACCCACTAATTTATGATACCAACAGATTAAGTGGAATTTAGTGTAAACATAGACTAAAGGTACAAACTGATGTTCGGATGGGTGCAAAGCCCTATCCTTAGAGGAATTAAAATGAAACTATACAGAAAAGCAATAAAAACAGATTTAGCATTTATTAGGTTTGAAAATATCCAACACATTAGTTGGAACCACGAACCGGATAATTATGTCACCGTGAAACTCTACTCAAGTGGAGGGACAATCGTACAGAAAACTACTATGAAATTCTTTGAAGAGTTCATGTCTAGTTACTGCCGTTGGACAGGAGAGGAATACTGATGATTGAATATCAAGGTACAAACTTTGTCTATGAAGACGGAAAGTGGATGGTTGATTTACGAGATGTAGATTTTATCACCATGAAACAGAATTGGGATGACAATAACTTCCATGTAAAAATGCACATTGGAGGTAAAGAAGTTAGACTAGTTTTTAACGAAGAAGAAGAAGTTACCAAGTTACTAGAAACTTGGAAAGATAATAAGAGGTGAAATACACATGATACAAAATAAAAATTTAGTAAGCAAAGAAAGCCAAACCGCAATTGATGTTGATTTGGTTCAAAGGCTAATTAACGAACAAAAGAAGACAAACACTAGCAATAAATCCCATTTACTATTGGGTATTGAAGGTGATGCAAAGACAGGAAAATCCGGCATAACTATGGATACAGGTATGAAGACATTCTACTTAGATTGTGATGAAGGAGCAGTCCCTACTTGGAAGGCTAATCATAACAGTACAGATAGAATTCTAATTTTTAATCCTGCGGCCTATGACGAAGATGGTGAGTTTCTACCTTACCAAACTCAAGGAAACATTCGTTCTTTCATTGCTATAGTAAAAAATGAAATAGCCTCATCGGAAGAACCTATTCTATTCGTTTGGGATGGAGTAGATACTTGGTTAGATTACTGTACTCTTTACATGACAGGGATGGAGAATTCCCGAATGCGTAAAATGAAGGCTACAAAACAACAAGAATGGTTTCAGCGAAACCAACCTTACAGAGAAGTTTTGAAAGAATCATTGAAACTTAATTGTCATCAAATATACATTACACACACTAAGCCACCATTTAGAGATGACCCACCCCAACCAATATGGAATAGATTAGATTCACGATTGTATTCTATTATTAGCACTAAGCAAAGAGTCACTGCTAAAGGAACAGAGTTTGTTGCTACTGTTAAAAGTAGTAAATACTACCCTTCCCTAGTAGGTAAGAATTACACCTTCCTAACAGTGGCTAGAGACGGCTCAGTAAATTGGGTAGGAATTGATAGCGTAAAGGAGATGAAGATATGAGAGTTACAGTAGATGCAAAGACACTAGAAAAGACTCTTTCTAACTTAATGGTAAGAGGCAAGTATGGTACAGGTACAGGTGTTAAGTCCGATATGCTAGGAAAACATGTAGTTATGATTTACAGAGAAGAAAGACTAGAAGTTTGGAATGCTGATATGTCTTTTATTGCTTGTTCAACTTTAGATTGTACGGTTGAAGACCCAACTCTAAAACCGTTCTGTGTAAATGCAAAAGAAATGTCTCCTTTCTTAAAAAAGATGAATGGAGATGTTATCATGTATTTGAACGACACAATACAGATACAAACAGAAGATACTTCTTTGACTCTTTCTTTGATAAACGAGCATCCTAATTTCGGTTCCATTAATACTATTATGGGCATGAAACTACCCTTTGCTTCTTCTATTGAACCTGTTTCGGGAGAGTTACCTTCCTTTAACAAGACCCAATTTGAATCGGGTATCTTGATTAATCACAGAGAATTCAGTGAAGCAATCAATATGTGTGAAAACATCAACACAGGAATTTACCTTTTGAATCACAAAGAAAACCAACTAACTATTTCTTCGGGAAACATTACTAAGAACTATGCTAAAAATCTAGAATTGGAAACACAAATAGGAGATGGTTCTACTGTAGCCTTTTCTGCACCAATCCATAAATTCTTTGATGAAGATTTCTTTCTCTTTATGAAAGACGACTTCCCACTATTTCTTTCTAACGAAAATAGATTCTTAGTACGAGTACCTCACATTGAATAATAATATACGAGGAATATAAATGATAATTGCTAATTATGAAAATACAATATACACATCTAATAGAAACCAACAAGGAGAATTGTCTACAGAACTAGTAGACTTTGCTCCTTATTTTTATGTACCGGATTCTTACAGAGAACCTGCTCAATATAGTGTAGGTATGCTAAGAAGGGACTTTTCCTATGTAAAGGGCGAATGGTTTTCTATTGATGGTACTAAACTAAAGCGAGTTTACTACGAGAAGCCATCTCATGTAGATAGTGCTAGGAAGCCATTTAAGCATCCCAAGTTAGGTGATATGACATATGAAGCAGATGTTTCATTAGTTAATCGCTACGCAGTTGATTCTTTAGATGTTATGAAACCGTACACCCTAAAGAAGTATTATTGGGATATGGAATGGATGCAAGGCGGAGTACATGATGGTAAGATTACTGCTATTGCTCTTTACGATAACTTCTCTAAAAACTTCCATGTGTGGGTATGGTATCCTAAAGAATCGTTTGCTAAAGTTACTAAGCCATCAGTAGATGGTTATACTAGCGTTCTTGATTACAGTACTTCCGAAGCGGAAATGCTAACTAAGTTTATTGCTTTTCTTTCGGAAGAAAAACCCGATATGATGGTTGCTTGGTTTGGTCTTAAGTTTGACCTACCTAAACTATTAGGACGATGTATTGCTAATGAAATTGACCCTAGAAGTATTTCTCCAATGAATGTTATTGATGGAATAGAAGAAAGTCTAGACGGTCTAAAGTTTACTAAAAGTGGAGGCTATTCTCCTATTGCACAACCCGTTAAAGGTATGATTAACTTAAATCTTGATGTTGCTTTTGAGCGACAATGGAATGATGCACAAAGAGGAACACTACCAAGTCTTGCTTTGGACTATGTTTCTAAAACACTATTCGGTGAAGGTAAATATATTGAAACTAAATTTACTGACCCTAATGAGTTTTATTCAAGGGCTTGGTTAGAAGATAAATATTCTTATTTACAATACACTATCATAGATGTAGAATTACTAAGAAAGATAGACGAGGAAAACCATTGCAGTGAGGCTATTATATCCTTACAAAGATTGCTAGTGGCTCCTTTTGAGTCTTGTTTCTATGCTTCCCACATGGGTAGTATTTACTTTATGAACAATGCTAGTTGGAAATGTAAGACAGGTGTTAGATTGAAAACAAAGAAGTGTGATGATTGCGGATACGAAAATCCTAAAGATAAACAACTGAAAGAATGTAAAAAGTGCGGTGCATCTTTGTCTTATTCGGGTGCTATGATTTACAATCCATTGGATGAAGGTACGAATGGACTACATCTTAATGTGGCGGCGTTTGACTTTGCGGGCCTCTATCCTTCAATGATTATCGCTAGGAACATCAGTTTTGAAACCATCAGCGAAATACCCACTGCTTTTGGTGCTGATTTGAATACACCACAAAATCTACGCCCTGTATCGGTGGACTATGAGCCTAACATGCTATACTTCAAGACTGATGAATTGGGCCTTCTCCCTCGCTCTTTGTTGGCTCTCAAGGACTTGAGAAACGACTACAAGAAGAAGATGAAGGTTGCTAGAGATGGTGACGATAAAGAAGAGTATGTCAAGTGGAATAACAACCAAATGGCCGTCAAGAGATTGATGGCTTCGTTCTACGGAATCCTTGCTTTTAGAGGGTTCGGTTGGAGTAACAAAGACCTAGCCGCTAGCATTACTGCGAGCGCAAGAGAGGCAATTAGATTAGCCGCATTTAAGGCAAGGGAGATGGAAGTATGAATAAATTGAATACAAGACATTTAGAAAAAGGAGAAATTGATATTATGGGTAGACTAGTAACTACTCACCGAAAAAACATTGCTCCAAAGCCACATGCGATTTATCAATATTGGGAAAATTGTTCTTTAAGTCATATTTTAAATAGAAGTTATCTTAATTGCCTTATTAAAGACAAGAAAGGTGTTAGAATAAATCAAGGTTGCATGGCTTGTGGAGTTAGTGCAAACACCAACTTAGAGAGAGCGCATATTCTTGCTAAATCGGTAGAAGGTTCCGATGACATATGTAATTTACATATGTTATGTAAAACCTGTCATAAAGAAAGCGAAAATCTATACGGGCTTGAATATTGGTGTTGGATTAGTAATAAAGCCCAAATATACAATCACGGTTTTTTTACTGCTACAGAACAGGATACTAAACAATACCACTTACCCGAAAATCATCCCGATAAAAAATATGTATTCTATGCTTTAGATTATGAAACTGAATATAAGTTCGCACACAAACAAAAGCAAATTAAAAATTACTTTAAAATTAAAGAGGGATTTTTTCCTCATCATGAAATACTGTATTCTAAATTAGTAGAATCGGGCGCACATAGTAGGATACTTAACCCTAATTATCATGTTTCTATGAATAAATTATTAGAAATAACTCTATATTATTTTAGCGACTTAACTAAATATGACCTAATGAATATTTTAATGATTGATGAATGCGCTGAAAAACTTTGGGGTAAAATTGATGAAATTCAATTTAAAGAAGAGGTTAGGTTGAAGACAATACACTTTCAAAAAGAGATTGAGGAGATGAAACAATGAAATTAGAATTAGAAGAATTATTAAGAATGGCGGAATTTGAATTATGGAACAGTTGCTTGCAACTATCAACGGACACCCCTCAAGTAATCGTTGAAGAACTACAATCAGCACACCATCATATTAGAGAAGCGATGAAAATATTAGGAATTACAAAGATGGTGAAAGAATGATTGAAGAAGTTTTTATTAGAAAAGCAGACTGTAGGTTTGGGGATGACCTAATATCATTTATTGACTTATACGAAGAATGGAAAGAGGATTTTCATAAGGAACAAGTAATACACCATTTCTGTGAAAATGAATTTTATTTCATCTACAAGGAAACTTGGGAAAATGAAGAACATCATTATTCCGGCTTTGAAGGTGAGCATGAAACCATAGGCTTTCTTACTGTGGAATACCTACACGATGAATACCGTGCGCTAGAACATGTATGGATTCGTGAAAGCGAAAGAGGAAAAAGATTCGCCACAACTGCAATCGCACAAACAAACGCCAACTACATTTCAACAATAGGCATTAATGAACGCTCTAATGAGTTCATTAATTATATATTATCATTAGGAGTTTTACAGGAGGTGATTGAATGAAGTGCGATATGTGTAGAGAAGAGAATGCTGAATCAAGAGGACTAAGATGCGGGAAATACAAAGTGTGTGACCCCTGTATTACTAAGGCTATTGAAGCAAGAATGTTTTTAATAGGGAGAGATAAACAATGAAAGTAGTATATGGACACACAGATTCTATTTATATTAAATGCGATTCAGTAGAAAAAGCAAAGGTAGCAATAGAAGAAATTAACGACCATGTTAGAGAATCCTTTCCTAATGTACTTGGTCTAGAACAACACCCTGTAGTATTGGAGTTTGAGAAATTCTATTCTAGTTTAGGAGTAGGGACTACTAAGAACCGAAATGTAGGTCTTGTATCTTGGCTAGATGGTGTTTGGTTGGACGAACCCAAGTTTGTAATGACAGGATTTACTGCTAAGAAAATTTCCGAAACAGGTTTTGCTAGAGATATTCAAAGCACTGTTCTTAGAATGTGGGTAGACCAATGTTCGTTTGAAGAAATAAACGAATACCTACATCAAAAGTATTCTACTGTACTGAAAGGGGAAATAGATTTTGAATCTATTGTCAAAAGAAGTCGGTTTAAGGAAGAACGCTTTAAGGTAAAATGTTCTTGTGGTAAGGGCTATTCTGTGTTTGATTTACAGAAAAAGCACAAATTCACACAAGGTAAGAGAACAAATTTCTGTTCTAAGTGTGCGGCTGAGTTTACAACCTTCACTACTAAAGAAGGTAAGAAGCCGGTATTCGGAGCAGGTAATTCGGCAATATTATTCGGAGTAGAAAAACTAAATCTGCCTACTAATATTGACTCTTATGTTTTCATCAAGTGCAAACCGGCAGGACATTATACTAACCCGCTAACAGGAAAACAAGTAGAGGCGACCTATGTTGCAGGAAGAACCTTTGACGAACTAAGAGAGTATTCTCCCGATTGGTCACATTATGCAGACCAAGTAATTAAGAAAGCAGAACCCGTTTACAAAGCAATGGAATGGGACACTGCAAGCATAAAAACTAAAGAAAAGAAACTATCGGATTGGTGGTAATATGAATAATGAAGAAAAATATAATGCAGAAATAGAAGCGATGGACGACTACACATATCAGTGGTTGCCGGAAAATTACGATGACCCTAGCGAACCCATTTTGAAGATTACAAAGTCTTCTTTGGGTTCTCATATTTGGTGTCCTAAGAAATACGAATATAATTACATTGAACGAAGACCTCAAGACCAATCCGAAGCAATGCGAAAAGGAACGATTATGCACAACGCAAGAGAGGATTTCTTTAATGCGTTTGATATTAAGAAAGCAGAAACTATGAACAGTACAGAAGTTATTGACTATTGTTCTTCACTGTTTCCTTTAGATGAGTACTTTGATGACTATGCAGGAATCGCAATCTTTGAAGCGCAGAGATTTATGGATGCTAAGAAAGAAGGTAAAATTCATGAATTTTTGCCTGTATGCAACGAAGGTAAGTTTGATTGTGAGATTATTATTGAGGCTAATACCGACCCTAAGTATCCATTGACTCGCCCGTACAAGGTACACTTACAAGGAATCATTGACAGAATCTTTCAAGAAGGGGAAGGCTACATTCCTATGGAGTTTAAAACAGGGCCGTGGAAAGACACAAAAACTTCTCCTATGAGAAAGGAAATGGCGTTCTATCAAATACTTATTGAGAATAGTAGTCCTGCGGTTCTGCAAAATGCAGGACTAGAAGAAGGAGTACCTGTTACTCATTGGTCTTGGTATTATCCTATTTCCAATCATATGTATTGTGAGAAAGTAAAAAAGCAATCTAAGAATTCTGCTATGAAATCTATTGCTAGACTAATACACGCTTATGAGAATAAAAACTTCCCCACTAAGTTCTTCTACAAGACTTGCGCCCATTGTAGTTATTTCCCATTGTGTGATGAAGAAACTTGGTTGATGTGATATTATGAAAGATAGTATAATGGCGGTAGCCACAGATGCAATCAGTATTATTAGTGCTATGGGTAGAAATGATGTTTCTAAAATTTTATTAGAACGAATAAATACTATTATGGGGTGGGATAATGAATAAAAATAATATCAAACTAAAAGTATTATCTAGGTCTTGGACTTTCTTAGAGATTTCTAATCTAAAAGACACCATAGAAATACTATGTGAAGAAATCTATAACGAATCTAAATTAATTGAAAGGTTTGAATTAGTAAGAGAATTAAAATTAAACGAAGGTTTTGTCGGATATTCTTTTGAAGACGCTTTTAGGGAAGCAGTTAAAATACAACTACGAGGCGAAATAGCAGAAGTAATTAGAGAAATGTTAGGACAAGCAACAATCAGTTTTGAAGGAGGCAATAAAAATGAAATTTCCGAGGGAAGTGTGGGCGGGGAGTCACATCAAGAACGCACCACAGATGAAGAGAAGAATAGTGAAATCAAAAAGTGAATACACAAGTTTTGTTAAAGAGTTTAACAATAGGACGAATGTTTACACTAGTGTATATGATTTCGCTATCTTTGCTGAAACGGCAAAGGTAGAATCTTCTGTTATTTTGGATAGAGTCTTTTTAGACTTTGATGCCCATGACGATAATTTACAGGAAGCACTTGATGATTTGATTATTGTTTTAGACTACATCAATAAACACGACTACCAACACACTATGTTTTTCTCCGGCAAGGGGTTTCACTTGTTTGTGTACGGGGAAGTCACTGATGACATTAGAAATATCCAAGCATTTTACAGAGAGGTGAAATCTCTACTTGGCTCGGATTCTACTTTGGACGATAGAGTAGGTCAAACTACTAGGCTTAGGAGAATTCCAAACACAGTAAACCTGTCTTCTTCCGATGAAAACGGAGTTCCTTACTATTGTATCCCAATCTTTGAAAACGACCTAAAAACGGGCATTCAAGAATTGCAAACATTGGCCTCCGAGCCTAGACTAATTGCAAGAAAAGTGACAAATAATTCACCTGTAATTTGGCCCGATTTGCCTCCTATTGAAATGGTAGAAGGAGAAGTCAAAGTTAGCAAGATTGAGGGTAATTTGCCTCTACTTCCTTGTTTGCATAATGCTATCATGGTGGAAAATCCTAGTCATATGGCTAGAGCGTATCTTGTTTCTTGGTATCGGGACTTACTAACACAGAGAACAAAGTTAATTTCTACAGAACAGAAAAACGAAGTCTTAGATTTAATCATTGAAGAAATAGAAAAGATTGCATCCATAGACGGTGTGTGGTTAGATTGGGATAAATCAACCACAAAAAGACACGCTAAGTTTACAGTACATGGTAATTATAAAACGCCTAACTGTAAAACTAAATTAATCCCCGAAGGATATTGCGTCGGAAGATGTTGGAGGTATCCAAATTACTTAGATGAGGTGAAAAAATGATAATTGAAATAATTGTAGGAGTATCATTAGTAGGATTGTTCCTGCTAATACTAGGAGGTAATGTAGCAATACATGAAGCCCTCCAAGAAAATATGGGTAAGATGGTTTACATGAATGGAATAATATTGAAATTACTAGTAGATATGGTGGGGCCACAAGAGTACAAGTCCTTTAAACAAATTAGTAAATCTGTAGAAGATAAACACGGTTGCGTTAATTGTTTTGATGCCGGAGGCATTTGTGATGATTGCGTAAAAAAAGTACGAAAAACAATGGAGGAATTAAATTGAAATTTAACTTAAAGAAATGGATGAAATTAACTAAATCACCAACATATTTTGATGATGACCCCGATGGAGAATATCCTCAACCCGAATTGATAATTCGTAAAGACGGTTGGGAAGTTTACATGGAAGGAGATAGAGTCTTTTGGAAGCACCCACTACACATGGGCGATTTCTACTATCAAGCAAAGTCCTTCTCTAATGAAGGAAGTGAGTTTCCCGAAGAATGGGATGAATGGCTAGTCTTCCTTTTCTTAGAAACAATGCGAGGCTACAGAAAAGACCAACCCAAAATCCTCACTTCGCTTAAATACCGGACACTTTTACAATGGACTGATTGAGATGTTGGTTATTGATAGCAGAGAAAGAGCCGGTTCAAAATTGGTTGAATTGGTTGAGTATCACGCCAAGTACTTGTCAATTGAGATGGAGAAGAAATGGATAGAAGTTGGAGATTATGTCTTTGATGATATGTGTTTTGAAGCAAAATCTACTGTAGATTTCTTAGGTTCTTTGATGAATAAAAGAATGTGGAATCAAATAGATAACATGGATAGGCACTACAAGCATAACTTTGTCATAATTTATGGTTCCTTAAACGAAGCCGTAGAGTCAGTAATTAGTAATTCTAAAAGTAAAATGCCTCACGGCACAAGAGCCTTAATGCTCAAGAATAAATTCTTAGGAGGGATTTCTAGAATTGCTTTAGACACTGATACCAAACCTCTTTGGGTAGAAAGCGAGAAGGAAGCGGCCCTTTTAATTACCGCTTTCTGTAAAGTTAAGCCTCTAAACAGGGAGGCCATAAGACCCGAAGTAATCAAAAGAGTTACAACAGAAGATTTGCGTATTGATGTACTCTCTACAATAAAGGGAGTATCAGTCAAGAAAGCCAAAATGCTCTTAAAGCAATTTGGTTCCATACAAGAAATAGGACTCCACACCGTACAAGACCTCACTAAACTTGACGGCATAGGAGAAAAAACTGCATCTAGAATATTAGATGTATTATTTAGTGAAAAGAAGGTGAAAATATGAATGAAGATGAAATATACGAAGAAGAAGAAACCGAAGTTATCGGAGAAAAACTACCAACATTGGTTAGTGAATGGATGAAAGAAGCGTTGAAGTATTCTAAATACAACGATGTTCCCGCCGCATTAACTTGTTTGGTTTTGTTAGGACAAGCAGTAAAGGATTTTGTGCATATCCCTAGAGGAAAGGGTAGCGACGATTCCCGACTACACTTTGTTTGGATTCAAAACTCCGGTACAGGTAAGACGGCAATTATGGATTTCGTATTGCCTGTATCCAATATACTTTGGGCTAAGATTAACAAGTCACAAAATCTAAGACCTAGAGAAGTTATCGCTAGCGAACAAAGAGCAGAAAATCAAGGATTGGATGATTACGAAGAACCTACGAGTAAACCTCTAGAACAATACGATAATTTTGACATTGTAGAATATACTGATGCCGCTTTGATTGGATACCAAGAGCAGTACATTGACGATGACGGTAATAACAGATGGAACCACATCAAAGGAGAATTAGACGGACATGGGCTAGCCCGTTGGGATGAATTTTCCAACTCCGGTATCTTCAAGCAAACACAACACAAAGAAGGAATTGTCACTTACTTGAATACTCTATGTAACAGTCTTTGTGGGTCTTCTTGGGTCATTACTAAGAAGTTAAAGGAAGGGCCAAAAGTTGAATGTCGTTCTCAGCGTTCTATTCTAGCAACTACCTTCCCTCCATCAAATCTTGATAGAGCGATTGTTGAAACAGGTTTATTTCAAAGGGCTTTGGTATTAGTAAAGCATGTACCGGAAGACATACAAAGAAGCATTCGTGAAACAATTGTAGCCAATTTTGGTGTTATTGAAGAGAGTAATATGCCCGTAGAAAGATTCGCTAATGCTTTGTTTAAGGTCTACGAATTGACTAAGAAACAATACGAAGGTACTGTAAATCATCCTAATAACAAAACGGGAAAACCCGATGCTAATTTGACAATACGATTTGCACCGGAATTTAATGATACTCTACTCATGAGATTGACAGATATGGATTCTTGGAGTGATTCTGTAGTGGGCGATATTCGGGACATTGTGAAGAATTTCCAAACTAGATGGTTAGGTTTGCTAGGTAAAATTGCAATTCTTTGTTGTGTAGCAGAGGCTAATTCAATCCGTGATGATGAAAAGCGGTTCATCGTCAATGGAAGAAATGTTAATCAAGCGGCGTTTATTGTACGAAACTGCTATAAATCATTGATAGAGTGGTTAGAAATGAGCCTCAAGTCGGCCAACAAGGACGAGTTGAAACACAGGGCAAATGGAGCGTTTCTAAAACAATATCAAGAAATGGAGAAAGATGAAGAAGGATTCATTTCTAAGTCGGACTTATTGAAGGAAATACAGAAGCGTACAGGAAAAAGCCAACCCCAAGTGTACCGTGACTTTGACAAAATAAAAAACAACTTCTCAATAAAGAAAAAAGGAAGGCAGACTTTCATAAAATTAAAGGGTGAATAAGATGAATTGGGAAAACACATTTATTGTTTTTGATGTAACAAAAGGGCCGAAGGTAATTATTGAATCGCTGAACACTTATGGCGAAGAAGGATGGGAATGTTGTTCTATGCTAACTGTAGCCAACACTAACATTGTTGCTTTCTTAAAGCGACGAACAGATGAGCCAGTTGAAGCAGTTGATGAAACTCAACAAAAGATTAAACAAGCGTGGTCGGGTAATTCCAAGAAGTGAGAATATGTCAGTTCTAGCACTAGACATAGAGACAAAAAATATGTCTCATGAAATTGGTGGGTTTGGTAATACTCATATGTTTCAAGTCTCAACTGTTGCTACTTGGGATGGTTCAGTAGGCACTGTATATGTTGATGAAGCAGTAGACACCTTCGCTAAATCGGGACACATTATAAAAACACTAAGAGATTTAAAATACGACTTAGATGAACACCTACAGAAAGGTGGAGTACTACTAGGACATAATATTGCTTCTTTTGACTTGGCTATCCTTAAAGATTCAATGGATATTTACTGCATTAACAAGTACCTAAAGGATAAAAAGTACATTGATACAAGTAGAATCCTAACTAAGAATCACGGAGAAAGATTTCAACTGCAAAACTTAGGAGTTAATACTCTTAATGAAAGTAAGTTAATGGAAAGTGCAGATGCTCCCAAACTTTGGAAACAAGGAGAGTATGATAGAGTAGTAGAATATTGTATGAAGGATACTAAAATCGTATATGATATTTGGAAGTATGGTCAAGAGAATGGTTTTGTCAAAGCCTTCTCAATAGAAAAAGAAGAATTTGTAGATTTGGAGGTTGATTGGTGATGAGTACTTGGGAATGGTTTGGAGCATTGTTGTTTGGTTTGACTACTATTTTGTTGTTTTTTGCGGCGTTTGGTGGGTCTAATTTAACTGAACAATCAGTAGAGGACTACATGAAAAGACTGATGAAAGAAAACCATTCCGATAAGAAATGAGTCTAAAACAAACTTGTATTTATTGCGAAGAAAAAACAATCGCAATAAGGATTCAAGGATTTTACATTGGTTCGGATAAGAAGGTTAAACTTTGGGAATGTCGCAGTTGCGGCGGCATATGGAAATAAATTAGGGTCGTATGGCTTACCTTTAGGGGTGAGTCATGCGGCCCATTTTTTCATTTTGGGCATTTTTTATGGATTGTGCGATTTTTTTAGCAGGGGTCAAATCATCTATTTTTACTCCACAATCAAAACCCCATGCTTCTAAATGTCCTACGAGGGCTTCCGTAGATAAATTACCGCCACTATCTTCAACGAAAGGACAGCCACCTAAGCCACCTATACTACTATCAAATTCTTTTATCCCCGAAAATAATCCTGCTCTAACTAAAGATATAGCCCTTTCTTCTTCTCCCTTATGGTGTAAATGTAAGGCGGGGATGACCCCTTCTTCTAAAGCCATTTCAGCAAATAAGCCAACTTCGTTTCTAGTTCCTACCCCCACAGTATCGGAAAATACTACAGTGTTTCCAAACATCTTAGCATCCCTAATACAAGAACGAATCGTAGTTGGAGAAAAAGAACCACTGTAAGGACTACCAAAAGCCATAGATAAATAGACTCTAACATTTTCTTTTGGTACTCTATCCATGAATGTTTTATACATCAATACTATTTCGTTTCTAGTTTTGCCCATATTATTTAAGTTAAAAGTTTCACAAGGAGAAAAAACAATATTAATTTTCTCTACTCCTATTTTTTTAGCCCTAATAAAACCTCTATTATTCATAACTAAAACGGAACCTTTCTGGTACACTTGCTCTGCGTCAGCCATTTGCGGCACAAATTTAGGATGAGCAAAACTTGTTTCTTCTACATGAGAGAAACCTGCACCGTAAAGAGAGTTAATCAAATCTCTTTTGACTTCTGTAGGAACAAATTCTTCTAGCGATTGTAGACCGTCTCTAGGAGAAACCTCTACAATTCTAATTTTCATTGGTGGCCTCTCCTTAGACCGCCCCAACACATTTCATCTAATTCTTCACCGCTTTCAAAGATTATGAAAGTGTCTTTTGATGGCGGAGTAGCCAACCAAACAGTAACAAATCCCAAAATAAAGGCGGCAAAAAAATAAACTAATAGGCTCACAAGCAAAGGAGGGTGGTGTAGAAAATAAACTTTGCTATCAGTTTAGTGTTATTACAGTCCATTGGTCTGCATCATTACATGTGACATCATATACCTTTCCCGCAACCATAGTTAAAATATTGCTTGTTCCTGTAATGGCTTCGGTAATAGGAGTACCTGCGGGGTCAAAGAGGTTATCACTTGAACCTGTTCTCGTTAAAGTCAATCCGCCAGTAACTTCTCTAGCAACACTACGGAATGTTCTTCCTAAATCGTCTGCTCCTGCATCGGGCAACTGCAACTCTAAAGGTAAACCCACAGGGGCAGAGGCTTGGATATAATCATCAGTATCCACAATAACATAAGTATCCCCTGAAGGTAAGGGCGTACCTAAAGCAATAGTTACATTTCTAACTAATCCCTTTCTAGAAATATCCCCATCAACAGTTAATTTAGCATTAGAGGTAACAGTTCCAATAGAGACTGCCTGTTGAGTACTATCAACACGCATAATTTCATTTGTTGCACTAGAGGTACTTGCTCTAAAGATTATATCTTTATCGTCAATTATGTTATCAATATAACCATCTTGGCTAGTCACTGATAATTTTAAGGATTGGGCAATAGTGGTATCTCCGTCATCAGCCGCCACTCGGAAAACCTCGGTTGTAGTTCCTGCTGATAATATTTGGAATTTAGTAGAACTAGCACTAGCATTACTAGTCCTAAATAAGCGAAGTGTTTGTGCGCCTGTTCCTGCCGACTCCACATCTATGTCTAAAATGGTGGAATCGCTTCCTGCATTATCTCTTACCGCCAATCCTCCGTAACTATCCGAGTAAGCGACAACAGAAGTATATCCATCATTACCGTTTTCTTGTAGCCTTAATTCGGGGGCATTTGCTCCCATTATATGCACTTCTGCGGCGGGGTCATCAGTCCCAATACCTAAAGCACTAGAAGTCAGTGTGTGTTTAACAGATGCAGGGCCGGTTCCGTCAGTAGTAGTACCATCATGGATAAAGAAATCAATTGCTGAATTACCTTTAGAATCAGCATCATAAGTCTGTAATGCTCTATGTACCATAGCCGCTAACATCTTAGGACTATGAGTAGTAAAAGCAGTATCCGTAGAAGTAAATTTATATCCGCCGTTGTATTTATTTGTCGTATTCATTCCATTTTTACTTATTTCAACTCCTTGAATGTTATTATCTACGGTAGTAGTAGCATGATTAGTACCCCCATCTACTCTAACAATAGGAGTCGCCCCTCCTACCACATGTAATTTAGTAGCAGGAGAAGCAGTACCAACGCCCACCTTCCCCGTACCGTTTGGTACTAAGTTAATATCTGCATTACTAGGAGTTGAAACAATATCTATGCTATTAGCATCCCCTGTAATATTTCCCGATTCAGTATAACCGCTATCATTATGCCCAATACTTAATGAATTTTCATCCTTAGAAGTAGTTAAAAATTGAATATGTCTAGCGTCATAGTTTTCCCCACTAGTCAGTCTAATAACTGCAATAGGTATCTCGTCCCTATTTGTTAAATTAGGAACTAAATCAGTAGTAGCCTTATCTCCTAAAATTGCTAAAGCATTTGAAGAATTAACTACTAGTAAAAAGTAAGCATTCCCGCTAGTGGGTTCATCAAATGTAGAAGGTGTGCCTTGATTGAAAGTAGCAGTAGCAATTTCCGCTACTAATGCCCCATCTCTAAAAACCCTACCTGCCGCTACAACAAATCTACTATTGGAAGCAACATCTGTTTGTGTAATGTTGAAATTATTACCATCAATGATTGCATAATTTCCTTGAGTAGCAGAATTCAAAGCATGGTAAATTCCACTATGAGGAAAATCTGTTCCATCTCTTAGACCACTAACTGTAGGGTCTGCTCCCATTCTTGAAAATCCGCCGTTGTTATTACTTGCCGCCATGTTATTCCACCTCAATAGTTACGAAAAAGTCTAAGTCTCCCGAAGAGAAAGGCCCAATGCCTTCAAAGTTTATTCTTGTTAGCATTTCTGTATAGCCCGCATTAAAAATAGCAACCTCTCTAATAGTTAGACCCGAAATTGAAGAACCCGCCACAGTAAATTTGAAATCAACGACATTCAAATCGGACAAAGAATTAACTGTAGCAATAACATTTGACAAGGGTACATCTAAGTTTGTAGCAACGGGACTTGTAGAATTGCCTCCTAAGCCTATTCTAGCCTTCGTGTAGGTGTCTTTGAGGTGCGTGGCTATAGCCTGTCTTGTTGAATCTGTAATCAATACTCTACCTCCCTTACTGTTGTGGTTGTTATTGTGCTACCCGATGTGCCGAATCCCATTTCTAATCCGAACCCAATTTCTTCCACGAACCCTATACTAAAAGAACTTCCGCCCGAAGAAACTCTTGTCTGTATTACCAAACGGCGTTCATTGATTTTGATACTATCCAAGAAGGAAGCATTTTCATTTGCTTCTGCTAATTCTTTAGGTCTAAGCAAAGTCTTATTCTTTCTAGTACTAATTAACAATTCAGCGAATCTATCTTCTAGCCCTTTAGAGAATCTTCCTAATTGCAATTTAACGAAGCCGCTAAATCCATGCTCCATCTCCAAAATTATGTATTGGTTTTTCTCTATGTTTTCTCTAACTAACTCTAAAGAAATAATGTCCCCTGCTCTTAGGTGAGAAATTCCCTTCTGCCCTATTTCAATAGTTACCTTTTGATTCAATCTTGAATGTAGTCTTAGTAATTCAGTTGCTCTTTTATCTGCATCTTGTTGTGTAAAAATAGTAGGCTCATCTATTTCTAAAGTTTTCTTACCTCTAGCCTTAATACTTCTTAAGTTTCTTTTAGTAGAAACATGTGAATCCCCATAAACAATTATCTCATTGAAGAAATCAAACAACACATCGGACTTACCAAAGTCACCGATTTGGAACTTGTCGTTTCTATCTGTTATGAATACCTTTGGATTGAGAGTAGAATTAGTTTTATTTCTAATTGAGAACGCATCATTTTCGTAAATTAAAGCCTTATCCTTTCTTTCCAATACATAATTTATTGAAGAAAACAAATCAGTGCTTTTGTAATTTGGTGCTAAGAAAAGAGGATAGTCATTAGTATCCGAGAAAGAATATTCTATGTCATTAGTTTCTAATAAATCGTTTAGGATACTTTCTGCCTCACTGCAAACATTGACCACGGAACCAATCATGGCTCTCTTTGGTCGTATCTTAACATTCTTTGATGTGGTTACGGAGAAAGTTTCGGACATGGAAACTATACCTTTCATAGTTTTCATTTCACCAAACTCTACATATGCACCGCCACTAGCACCTATGTATTGAAATTCAGCCGAGGTTTTGTAGGTTGTATCCCCATCGGATAAGCATAAAGAATAATTCTTTTCATAGTAATTAGCCGAATCAGCAAATACATTATAAGAAGCAGTATGGGTTCTCGGTACTATTTCATCTCTACTTCCACCTAATGCTTGCATATCGGGGTCTACTAGAACATACATAGATAGTACCGCTTCGTTGTGTCCTTCGTTACTGTAAGTATAAGTTGAACCTACTAAATTACCTCTACTACCCGAACCTTTGAGAAGCAAGTAATCCTTTGTGCCTTGATAGGTTTTGTCTTCAAATGGTATTTTGGTATATTCACTAGATAGAGTATTTAGTTTAATTCTGTTGGGGGTAAAGTTGTAAAATGTAGTTTCGTTAGGTTGCATGACTCTATAATATTTTCCTGTTAAATTTTTATCTACTGTTATGATATGAGTAAGAGTTGAGGCATTTCTATCTATTGCATGGCTCAAAACATAGGCTAACTCTACAGGCATTGAGTTATTTATTCCCTTCGGATTTGCCGGATAACTAGCATTTTGTCCAAAACCTGTAGAATATTCAGCCACATATTCGGAGGCTAAATAGCACCCTGTTAAATCCTTTACTAAATCTAGAATTTCTGTACCTGTTATTTTGTATTGATAGGCACTATCACCATTAGGCATATTTATTGTGGTTTTAGTAACTGTGCCTAGAGTACTATCTAAATTAAGTCTAAACTTAAACCCAATAAATACTCCATCAGCGTCATTAGATTGAGCCGTTCTTTCTGTAGCAATACTATTTTTGAATGACATAAAATTGCTAGCACTACTTAATCCCATATTCATAGTAGTAATATCTTCTGTGTACTTCCTTAAGTGAGTATTATTATTAGCAGGGAAAGTAGTCCCTTTAGTCATCATTTCATCAGCATCAGTAATACCATCCTCTACAGAAAATCTACCCAAGAAAACGCCATGTAATTGATTTTGAAATATGGTATCAACACTAGAACTATTAGAATTAGGTAAAGCATCTACCTTACTCAACCAAGTACTAGAGTGTTGTGCGCTTGTTGAGTTTCCAATTCCCCCATCAATAGAAGTAGTAGCATCTATTCCATCATTAAAACTTAAAGGTAGAATTAGATTGGAATATTGTTGTGAAGCAATTGCAACATTGGAAGGCCGTATTAATGTATTACTTGTACCAAAAATAGAAACGAATTCACTAGAAGTAGGAGCATAAGCATCATTATGCACAACTCCTTTCAAGAAATTAATTTCCTTTTCAAAGTTTAAGAAACTGCTTTCTCCACCGTGGCCCTTAATAACCGTTCTATACAGTTCATCAACTTTGTATAAAGCCCCCGTATAAGCGGAACCTCCATTAGTAGGCACAGGGTTAGCATCTAAAGAAATAGTTGTCACGGAACTTTGATTACCATTAACAGTACCAATAAAATTACGGTTAGAATCTACTAAAATGTCGTTATCACTTACTGAAATAGCCGTATTGACTACTATTTGAGAAGACCCATAAGAACTCACAGTGCAACTTAAAGAAGCAAACGAATGATAATAATAAGTTACTTCGGGTATGGTTCTATTTTCGGCAGGAGGTTTTTCGGGGTTAAATTGATTGAACGCCACATCAAATACTACCTCAGTCAATCTCATTATTCCTGCTCTTTTCAATTCTGTAATGTTTTTATCAACATCAATGATAGCGGCATCTTCATAACTTTCGTCTGTCAATGCTAGTGATGAACCTTCAGTAGCCATTTTAGATTGCTTTACACTACCGGCAGTTGAGGTAGGTGCTGACATTAACATCAATTTGAATTTCTTTAAATCGTCCTTAGCAGTAACAACCGAACTATTCATCAAACTGTCACTTCTATTACTTGTGTATGGAAATAAATCACTGTTGCTAAACAAAAATAGTCTACTTGCTTTAGAATCAAATTGTTCTAAAATGTCTTTAATACGATACCTACTACCACCCGATATTGCGGCTGAATCATCCGTTGGGTCACTACTAACAAAAATTGTGGGTTTAGTATGACCGTTTTCATACACATCATAATCAAAAAATAAGGAACCACTAGCAGGAAAGTTCCCTCTCATTTCAATTGGTAAATGCGGAAAACCCACCTTTCTACCAATAACGCTATCATAATAAGTACTAGAATCAATATATGAACCACCACCTATCTTGTAGCCCGAAGCATAATACCCTAATTTACTACCACCTAAGTAAAAATTAGAAGCGTCTTTATTAGAAGTAGAAACTACCGCAGGAGAAACAAAATCAAAAGTACCTTTTTCCATGTGGGAAATTCTATACAGTGGTTGCCCAAACATTTCCGAAGTAGTGCTTTGGACTCCGGTTATGTAAGTAGCCGCTATGTTGAAAATCATCGGCTTATTATTACCGAAAAACGGGTGCAATAGGCTAACAAATTTACCTCCATGTAAATGCCCACCATTAACAAAGTACAAATCACTAGTATATTTTTCTTCTATAATTGTAGTACCCCTAGTAATAGTATTCAATATACTAACTACTTGACTTGCAGTATACTCCACGACCCTATCTGTATATATCCTCCAATTGGTGCTAGTACTAGGCTTGACTAACTGAGTAATATATCCTGCAAAAATACCCGCTATGTAAACAGAGTCTTTTTCCGCAGGGCTATTCGCTAGACCATCAACTTCTATGTACTTTTTATTGTCACCAAAAACAACAACGCCAACAGAATTTCCTACTGTGTCAAAGGTGGTATCCGAAGCATCAGCATCATTGTATTCCAATCTTCCTAATGTCAAAGGAACATAAGGTGCTAACTCAAGTGTAGTCTTTCCGTCTTTAGTACTAGAAGAAACAACTGTGAAATCCATCAAGGTATTTACAGGCTCAACTGATGAATAAGTAGTCCCTCCATCGGATAATACCGCTTGGAATGCTTCATCCTTTCTTATGTTTGTAGGATTGTTAAAGTGGTATCCAATCGCTCTAGTGTCCGTAGAAGCAGAACTACCTACTAAATCCGAATTACTATTGGAAGTATCTACACCGCTTTCAAAGAACAATCCCTTTTCAGTTGCACCTGTTAGAGAAGTAGGGAAGATAGAATTTCTATTGTCCGACGATAATGCTTTGGATAATATATAATTCTTGTTTGAGATTTTCCAAATCTCTTCTACTTGCACCCCTCCCGAATCAATAGTAGAAGTAAAGGAAGCAGAAGTTAATGTGACTAATTCTGTTGAGGTATTGAATGCCTGTACTTGACCTATGTAGGCCATATTCTTATTTGTGTATTTAACAAACAGGTGGTCATTCGCTACAGGGTCTACAGTGGTGGACGCTAAAGTAAACGCAGTACTACTAAACAAAACAGGAGCAGTACCAACCTTCTCCATAGAATTGTAAGGGCTATTACTAGAATAGATAATATCCTTACTGAAAGAATAGTTTTTATTTACTAAAGGAGAAATTAATTTTGAATAATTGCTACGACCCGATATTGTAGTGAAGTTTTGTCCATGCTCTCTAACAGAATCTATCTGTTCAATATCTCCTTCAAATCTCTCTATCTCAATAGTGTAGGCTCCCTTAAAGAAACCCACAGAGGAAGATGCTTCATACAATGAATTGTCATAAGAAACTGTAAGTGTTTTAGTTTCCGCACTTGAACCCGTTACTGTTGCCTCTAATAGATTATTGAAAACTACCTTTAGGTTACTACTTCTATTATCTATTATCTTGAAAGTTGTCAAAAGATTACCTTTTGATTGACTCCAAGCCCTACGATATAATCTATCTCCCGCAGTTAAAGTGTAGGAAGAAGTACTAAAGGAAGATTCTGTCTCTAATCTACTGCTTGTTTCAAAGGTTATTGTTTGTTGTTGAGCAGAAAACGAAGCAATTGTTTTTACAATCACCATTCTGTTACCTACTTTCACTTCATCACCTACAGTTAGTAGAGAAGATAAATCATACTCCGTGTCAAAAACATAAGTTTGGCCCGAAGTTAAAGAATTAACCTTAGCCTTTAATGCAAACAATTCGTGTATGTTAGCAGTATGTACTCGGTGTCTTAGTCTCATCAAGTCAAATTCTTTAATTTTAGTTGGTAAGATTCTTTGAGTATCGTATAACTTAGCATCTGCGTAGCCTCCTTTATCCCCTATTGATTCTAATACTGTAAAGTCCACTAAAGAAAAATTAGTATTTGCTTTTTCGGGAGAATAATTATAGTGAATATATCTGTACGGCCCTTTTAATTCTAAGGTAGCGGCACTAGACGAAAAATAATTATCGGTATCTCTTCTAGAGTTAAAAAAACATTCATCGTAATCTGTAAAATCATTTGTGGGTAAAGTATTACCTTCGTTGGAAGTAACTGCGTTTTTAGTCGGGTCATCTAAATCCCTTAAATTATCTATAACGCTAGCCTTCATTGTGTATTTACTATAATCTAATATTCTAGTACTAAAGTCCTCTACAGTAACAAAACAGTTTGTTTGAGAAGGCGTAACAGTAGCAGAACCCATATTACTATCATCGTATTTAAGATAATATTTTTTATTGTGGTCTAATTCATTTTTCTTATCTAGCCTATCATCAAAGAAATAAAAGATAGGTCTTGCAGTAATGTAGGCTTTATTGTACCTATATCCGCCTGTTATTTCACTATTCAAAATACCTGCTGAAACTGCAATAACCGATGTATCAGTTTTAGTCGGCCCTTGAAAAACCATAAACTTAGTATCTCTAGGAATTTTAGTACCAAGTCTCGGTTCAAAATCAAAACTATCGCCCGAAACATCATCTGTATTTATCTCAGTTATTCTAGCAAAATGGTGGGTTAGTGCATCATCGGAATAAACTAAAACAAACCATTCATTTGCTTGGCTAGATATGGGGGCTATACCATTGAGCCTTAGTCCCGTTTCGGAATTATTGTCATAGCAATGAATTTTGTATCCTTCTGTATTGCTCAAATTAGAATATTGATGCCCTGCGGAATCGCCACTTTGCAATCTCTGTACGAAAGTTTTTGAAACGGGGTCATCTTCTGTGCAGATATAGGCAAAGAGTCTGTTTGTAGTGGCTACAGTAGCCGAGTCTACAAGAAGAGGATTAGTAGGGCAATTGAAATTGATGTTGTTTGTAGCATCATTAACCGTAGTAACTACGGTAGGGTTTGGTGATGTACCCTTTCTCATAGCATAAACAGTCATTCGTCCACTTCCTCAAATCTAAAATAAAGCAACGCATCCGTAAATCTTGGGTTTAATGAAGTCACATCAAACTGTTCTCTAGCCCCATTAACAAACGCAAATTCATGCAACTCACCCATGAATTGATTGTTGAGTTTGGCCGAATCTGCTCCTGTATTTGCTGAACCGTTAGCCCCTAAATAAAAGTCTTCTCTATCAAAAGAAAAGTCAGTGCTTTGAGTGTGAAAGGTACTAGCAACTTCTACCCCGCCATAGTAGATTGTCATTTTCTTATTGAATTGGTTGTATGTAGCCGCCACATGATGTACTTCATTTGCGTATAATGGGTTCTTGGTCGTAGGCACTACAAGAGTACTGCCGGTCAAATCGGGAGAGTATGCGCTATCTAAAGTGATGGTGGTAGTACCTACCGCCGCTATTTTACCTACCAAAGCAACATCAAAGCCACTTTGAATGTAAAGTAATTGGTCTACATGAAAATCATTTGTAACGGTTGAAGCAAAGGTTACTGTCGTGCCGGAGTTGCCCGATATAGCGACTGTCGTAGCGGGAGCATAAGTCACTACACTATCAGCATCAAAGACACTTTTTGCGACAAAGGAAGCCCAAGCAATAGGCTTACCAAAAACAGGAGCAATAACAATAGGACTATCTAAAGTAATAGTGGTGCTATTTAGAGTCAAAGCAAACCGTATTTTGTATTGTGAAGGGTTGTTTAACGCATGGTCTGTAACATTTAATAGAGAAAGTTTAGCCTTAGTACTATGGAATATTCTCATTTCATAGTTTTCTTTATCATTATACGCTAGGTATTTGAAAGAAGTATAATTATTTCTAGTAGAACTACTATCAGCAATTGATTTACTAATTCCACTCATTGACCTTTCGGAAGAAGTAGTTGAAGGTACACTAGTCTTCAAAGCATATCCGTTAATATCATAAGGCGTAAAAGTAGATTCAATAGTAAATGAGTCTGTATGGTTCCAAATACCATAAGTAATATCATCACTAGAACCTCTTGAACCATCTACCCCTTTAGGAATATTATCGCTATAATCTATTTTAACATGAGCATTACACATAACAGGAAATACTAAACTTCTCTGCTTTCCTGTTAAAAGACGGTACATTGTATCACTCCAATGCTTCTTCTATTGTGGTTAATATGTTGCCCGAAGGGAATACTGTGGCTATCTCAAAGGACAATGAAAAGGAAATATCAATAGTAGTAGAATCAATGGTACTATTAAAACTACGAACAAAGCCCTTTAGTCCATTAGAATATTCATTGGTAGGGAATGTATTGGGTTTTACTACTCCTTGATTGTCTAGAGTACCTGTAGTTAATCCTCCTTCCCCTCTAGATGCAAAGGTGAATGGGATTAATTGCGTTGCTCCTGCGGGTGTTCTTTGAGTATAAGAAGAATCTACCTTAGAATCGTAAAGAAATACTAATTCATTAATGGCTTGGTAGGGTTGAAGTCCTGTAGAATCAATACTAGAATGAATTAATTGAGCAATTTCAATAGCAGTGAAGGTTCTACTAATTGAAGCCGCATCATCACTAAACTTTTTCACTATAGTATCTTCTAAAATATACCCATTAACGCTTACTGTTTTAGAAGCCATACCTAAATCTAATGCCGCAGTTACAGACTCTCCTTGTAATAGACCACCCAAAGGAACATCTATTGAAGGGATTGTTTTAGTTGTTGAAATATCTACACTAGTAGCCTTTAGAGGAATAATGTTCGTAGTCAAGTCGTTACCGTTTGCGCTACCTGCGCCCAATTTTAAAAATACATAGTGGTCAGGCATTTAATCACCCTAATGTTCCTCTTGAAGAGGTTGTTCTATTCACTTCTTTGTTAATCATTTGACCAACCTTAGTAGCAATCTGTCTTAGTTCTGTGTCGGAGGCTCCTATTCTTCCTTGAACATTGACTGTAATGTTGTTAGTAGCCCCACCCGAAAGCATCTTTCTTGAGTCTTTGTTAGAATGTACTCTAGAGCCTTGTGGTAATTTTACTAACTCCGGCCCTTTGTCTCCCACAATAGAAAGACCGGAACCTGTAACTCCTCCGCTACCGAAAATTTTGAATTTCTTAATACCCATCACAAGCAAAGCCACAAGAGCAACTGTGGAGGCAATCCCAACTGCAATTAGAGCAACCATTGGTGCTATAGTAGCCGCTAAATACATCAATCCAACCTTTATTATTACAAAAAGTGCGCCAATAACAATTGCAACACCCGCAACATACACTGCATTATCTTCTGCTTTTTTCTTTAACTCGCCTAATTGCTCTACAACTTTATTAAATTTTAAAGTTAAAAAAGAGAGAATAGTCCCTAATACTCCCGCTATAACAGAACCTAATGTTGCTAGAAGTAAAGAAAACAATACTGATAAAATACCTCCGGCAATCTCTAAGATAGCAAAAAATACTTCTTTCATGTTCTCAAAGAAACCACCCTCACCTCTAAAAACACCAATTAATCGCAAAACTCCATCTTTAATAAGAGAGAATCCCTTTGAAGCAATTTTGAATGCTGTTTTTAAAGTGCTAATAACAGCACTTAATCCTTCTTTAAAAGCCTTTGATTTGAAAAACATTAACAATAGAGGAACAAGCAAAGTACCCAAGAATAAATATTTACTTAGCATTAATGCTACTGCTCCAACGCTTTTCAAAGATTTAAGAACACCGAACTTTTTTATTTTATCGGACTGTTCTTCGTTTCTCTTGAACATTTTTAGAAAGCCCTTGCCTAGTTTTCCCATAGCAGTAATTCCGAAGAAATCCTTAGCCGCATCCTTCCTACTAACTTTATTTCCTTCACTATCTACTCCCGATATAAGATTCTTAGCAGATTTATAATCTCCTTTTAATCCTCTAAGTAAACTAAGTAGTGGGCCTCCTTTATTGGGGTCGCCTACGGAATCCATTAATCTACCAATAGCCCCCGAAACAATTTCAACTCCATTCTTCACACGGAAAAACATAGGAACAAAGGCATAACCCAACTTAAGAAAAGTTCTCATTTTGCCTTGAGGGTTATTTAATGAGTTAGCAAATCTAGTAAAAACGCTTTTTGCTTTATCTACAGAATCATTAACTTCTTCTTGTGCCTCTGCTACTTGGGCTTGTGCTTCCATTAAAGGAGCATAAGCCTTAACTAAACGGTTTATTTGCCTAGTCAATTGCCTAACATCTTCACCCGCCACTGTTCTTCACCTTCTTCATTTCTTGTTCTATTGTATCGGACTTGAGTTCTTCAAAGTTTCTATGTATGTATAAAAAGTCCATTACCATATTAGCGGGCATCTTCATTATTTCTAGCGGGCTTATTGATAAGGCTTTACTGAGCGTGTATGTGATTAAGAGAGAGGCAGTAGGAAGGTCTTTTGGGCCTTGCCTAATTGCATCTCTCATTCTTCGTTTTTTTCTCCATCCTCCGAAAAGGCATCCAATGGATTAGGGAGTATTTCTTTTAGTTGATTTCCGATATACGGATTCAAACGGATTAATTCAATTGTGGTCAAACTTGGTTCTGTTCTAACTACAAATTTCTCTACCAAATATCGGTACATACCATTCAAGTCAATGTCTACGCCTTGACTCTTCGCATCTATCTTCATAAGGGTAGTCAAGGCTTTTTCTACTTCTAACCAAGTGGGTTCTCTAACCCAAACCTTGAGGCATTCTTCACTTGTCGGTGACACTTTCAATGAGTGACACTTCTCTTCTGTATGTGCAAAAAGCACTGATTTATCTTTTACTGTATTCATTTTATCCACCTTCATAAAAAACTAACAAACAAATAATGTTAGTGGAGTATTTATTCTTCTTCCGTCTTAGAGACTTCCTCCTTTGACGGTGGAGTTTCCTTCACTGTCTTTGGCTTCCTACCCCTCTTCTTAGGGGCAGGTTTTGATTTTGCTTTCTCCTGTTCCTCTAGAAGACGCTCACGGTATTGTTTCCTTTTTGTGTAGCGGTCTACACCTTTTACTTCAACCACTTGCTCACCCCTGCAAGACCCAATGGGTTTTGACGGTGCAACTGCTTAGGGAGCGTGGGATGATTGTAGCATCTACGGTTACTGCTCCCTTGTCTTCGGGAATAGGCCAAGAGTTTGTAGTCAAATAATAGTTATCAAACTTCAAACGGATTTGTTCTTGGTTTGGTTTATCAAAGATTAAATCAATCAAGGCTCCACTATCAGCCAATTGGTTTTCATCGTTGTTTTTCAACTCATTGAATAATTTATCATCAGTAACTAAAGCACTAAATGTCAATTCGTAGGTTCTTTGTGCAGGAATAGCATCCTTAACATTCCTACTACCAATACCAATAAATCTCTTATCAGTAAGAGTATTGTTCATTGTTAAGGAGAATTGGGTAATTCGCAAAAAGTTCTGTCCGAATAAACTAATAGAACCACTTGAAAAGAAGAAAGGTTCCAATAGTTTATCATCGGAAGAGAAATTCTTGAAAGTAGTTTCGTCAGTAACAGACCTTCTAGCCGCATACTTTTCATCTTTTTCTAGACTGTGAACCTTACGAGGCATACAATCCATAGTCATTTTCAACTCTTCGTTTTCGTTAGCAGTCATTGTAAGAGTGTTTACTCTGTTGCCTGTAGCAATAAGAACAAAGTTAGTATCTTCATCAGCACCACTAGGAGTAATCCTTGTACTGTAAGGGTTTGAAGATGGTAATTTAGAAAAGACTTGTTCCATAGCAAAAGAAGGCAAATCATCGCCATCCTGCTCTGCAAAGGTGTAGGTAATAGGGTCATCAATAAATCCGTCACCACCAACTGTAGATTCTGTTAATTGGTCTAAATCTCCGAAGGCATCTTGCCCTTCCAAAACAGGAGGTGTCATTACATTGTTTATACTTCTGTAAAACAACGGCCCTGTGTCAGTAAGGGTAGTGTTTTCCAAATAATATTTATTTTCGGAACCTGTGTTACCTGCGAAGTCACTAGCAGGGTTAGTACCCGATGCAAGAGTAGCACTAATAGAAGAACACTTACCAAAGAAATAGTACAACCAAGCACCATGATTAGCAACAATACCAATGCTTGCGTTACCTGCCGTTTCTATTCCTTTGTATTGGTGGGTAAAGTTTCTGCTTCCACCCACAAACAAATTCTGTTGTTTAAATTCTACATCAACAGAAGGGAAAGTTAGGGACTCTACAATACCCAACCAATTGTCAGCATTTAGATTTTTTAGATTTGAAGTACCACTAGTAGCAGGACAAGGTGCGCCATATCCTTTTAGGCGGAAAAAGTCATCAGCAGGAACAATAGTTACGAAAGTACCGCCAGTTATAGCAGGGTGAAAAGTAATGGTTGTAGCATCATTAGTTGTTACTCTATGAGAAGAACTGAAAGTACCGCCATCATAAAACTCCAAAACACAACCAACATAAAGGTCATTGACCAAATCAAAATTGCCTGTAAAATCACCATGCAGAGTTAATTTATTTCCTTGTCCCGAAGGAAGTACGCCGTTTGTATCGGTTAAAGCCGTACCCGCCGTTTGGTGAGGTTTCAAATAAATATCTACTTCGGGAACAAAAGTTACCGATGTGCCGCTTCCTAAAAATATATTGTTGTTGGTCATAATCCCACTTCCTTACTTACAAACTAAGGGACTGTTTGAGCAAATCTTTTCGCTTCTAAATTCAATTTATATCCGAATAATCGTTTTGCCCTATCATTAGATTCGCTTCTCGCCCCTAAAAATAGTTGATTAAAACATGAATTATCCGAAGATTCGTACCCCCTACGCTTGCTCTCAATTGCGTGACGGGTTATCAAGTATAAAGCCCTTAGCCTATCTTTGCCGAAATCTGCATCTGTACCGGCTCTTTCATCATGAACCGTTCTAATATGTAGAGTAAAAGAATAGGTTTCATTTCGTACATCATAAAATACCGTAGGATAATCCATTGTATTAGAATCCTCAAAAACAATAATTACATCTTTAGAAGAGAGGTCATATCTAACACCCTTATTCTTCTCAATAGAACGAACATCAATTAAACTAGGCTTTCCCGAATGAGAAACATTTATTGTACCTGCACTAACTAAAGTTGTTGCAGAAGTAGACCATTGGTTGTCTAATAAATCAATCACTAAACTAACTTCATCCATTAATTACTGCCTCCGCTTGTTCTACTATTAGTTTTTCCATGTACTGAATGTAGGCTTCTTCTGCATTTTTGATAAGTTCGTCATTTGTAAAGGTTAAATCTACTCCTAATAATCTTGAAACTTCTAACATCTGTATGTTTCTTTGTTTTTCTCTCGCTAGAAAATCATTAAAAACCTCAGTTGCCTTTCTAAATGACATATCAATCAATCAAATATACTAAGTCTTTCTTACCGTCTAAGATTTCCATACCTTCTTTTCTTAGAATATCGTACTTTTCCTTAGTGGAAATATTAGCACCTGTTTCAGCAATAAGAATAGTTTGGTCATCGTGCCGTAGTATTTCTGCCGCAACCAATTTAGTAGCGGCTTCATGAATTGCAGAAGGTACTCTTCCATCACCTGCAACGAAACTAACAATAACTGAATTTTTTCTGTGGTAAGGATACTTCTTATTGAAGAAAATACGACCATCACTACCCATCATCCAAAAGTCTCCTAGTCTTTTCATTTCCTGCTTGTCAGTAAAATTAACCACTACACTATCGGAAGTTTGCCCCGCTTGGTCTGTGACTGTAAGAGTACAATCCGAACCATCCTCGCCTTCTAACAGACTAGAAATATGGACTAAGGTTCCATCTTGGCTATCAGTGTAAGCATAGAAAAAATCGGAAATAGAATATCCATTAGTCAAAGAAGTGTTTGCCTTTTCAGCAGTGGCTCCCGTAAACTGTGCAGTCCTAGCAGGAAACTGTTCGTTAATCAAAGCAACAATTTCCTTTGCCGTGGTCTTTGCTCCAAAATTTAAATTGAATGTCTGTGTGGCCGACTTACCGCCTTCCCCACTATAAAACAAATCCCAAGAATCTACTGAATTAGGTAGAGTTAAGGTTAGTTTTCTTATCTTATTGTATTTGGAAGTGTCCAAACTAATACTCGCTTGAGCAGAAGCCAACTCTCTATAATTGGTTCCTTCCCAAACTTGAAGACTGATAATCTTTCTAACTTTCATTTGGTTTAATTGAACAAACCCTACATAGCCACTATAGTAAGAGTTTATTGGGTGATGAGTAAATTCAAAATCACGAAACTCATCCTTCCAAATAATAGGTCTAAAGGAACGGTTTATTTTATCATCAATAATCCCTTCTGTTCTTTTAATAATAGAACCTATTTGTGCGTCAGTAGGATTGGTTACAGAAGTAAAAGCAGGTATCTGTAGTAAATCCGAGACTGATGTTTTATCAGTATAAAACCCACGGCCTTGAGAGTAATCTACATTTATGTTAGTATAGTCACTAGGGGATGATGATACAGGCATAATTAGACCTCCAATGCGTCTTCTAAATCACTAAGATTAGAAATGATTTCATAAAAGAAAGCGAGTACCCTTTCTCTAGTTTCTGCAATTTTTCTTTGGTTTTGATTGAATATTTTATCTTTCAAGTCTTCTTCTTTTTTTTGCTTTTTTTGGGGAGTAAGGTCTTGGTATTTGACCCTATCAGCCTCACTTAATTCATCTTTCCAATCCTCCGACTGTATTAGATTAATTTTGTCTTTATCTAGAAAATCTGGAAAAGGAATATTCGTTGATACTCTAGGTTTAAGTAAATTGTCTTTCTTAGTTGCACCCGCAAGTCTAGGCAAAGGAGGCTTAGTAAATCTAATTCTACCATATTCAGTAAATACTAAATCGGCTAAAATTTGTCCTCTATCCGATTTAGGAATAATAGTACATTCAACCTGCATCAGTTTAGTAAAATCGGTTAGATAATCTATGAAATTATTTTTTTGGTTGTCAAATATAGCACTTAAAAATAAATCAGCCCATGCTTTTCTGTTTAAGTTTTCCTTTAGTGTTGCTACTACTTCTTCTTCGCCCTCTTCTATTTGTTCATAATCAAAGTATTCCTCAATTTGGTCTTCATCTAGATTACCTTCAACTACAAGTTTACCATTGATTACTTTTAAGGTAGCAAGAACTACTGTGTCTTCAAATTTATTCGGGGATAATTGTTTATGTTGATTTAAATAGTCATCAATCCATAGTTTACTAGGTTTGTATCTTTCTAATACTCTTCTTGTAAATGGTATATCGCTGAAAGATATTGTATTGTTATCTACTTCCATGTCATCTAAAACAGTATCATACAATTCATCAAATTGAGTGTTAAAGCCTGTTTCCTTAATTGCGTCTTCTAACTCATCTAGTGATATTTCTTCGCTAGGAGTTGTTAGTCTTTCGTATGCAACAGTTTCTTCACCCATAGATAGTAATTTATTTCTCTTATCAGTATTAGCAATATCTTTAATTGTAAAATTCATCTTATCAATAAGTACTGGTATCTTTCTGTCAATCTGTACTATTTTATCTAACTCCGAAAATGTCTTATTTTTTAAAATTACTAACTGTTCTCTAAATTGTTTTTTAGCATCATCAACATTAAACTCGTATTCCGAACCCCTATTCAAATCTTCTAAATCCTCAATCTTCTCATCCAATTCTTCATCCGAAGGAACAGAAGAAACCTCTGTATTATCGTAAAACAATTTTTTCAATAGCGACAATTCGCCATATTTCACAACATCAAAAACTTGACCTGTATTGTTTAAATGAATTGCGATGTCAAGTTTTGGAATGAATTTCATTGTCAATCCTCACATTAACCACTTTGCCCATGCCGCACCCTTTTGGATAGCGGAGCCTAAATGCAATCCACTTTTAGGAGGCTCGTAACTAGTTTGTCCTGTTTGTGGGTCTACCCAAAACGGCCTACCGTATCCATCTGTGCCGCTTGGTGGTATTGGATAGCCACTACCATTACTTACTGCTCCTTGCATTTGGTTATATTGTTGAGTTTGTCCTGTAATACCTGCTACCGCCATACCTGCTGATGGGGCCGCTACTTGTTGGTATCCTTGTTGGGGGGAAGTAAATCCTTGAGATTCTAAATATTGCTTCTTAGCCATCTTTCTTTGGTTGATTACTTCTGTATCAACCGCAGAGTGAAGAATTGCATTAATGTCTAATTGAATATTTTCAGCAGTAATCTTTTCGTACTCTCTCATACAATCGGGATGAACGGTGGTTTTACCTGTAGTAGAATCTTGAACGAATTCTAATTTAGCCAACATTTGACTTACTACTCTTTCTGTAACATCTTCCATTAATTTTTCCAATGCTCCTAAAAATTGCGCTCCGTGATACTGAAAAAATTCTTCCACATGGTTATCTTGTAAAGATAGTAGATTATTTACATTCTTGAATTGTTGGTCGTTTTGAGCGTTTACCGCACTTAATACTGTTCCATTACTTGTTCCAAATACCATATCATTCACCTTTTCCTTCTATTAAAAACTGCATTCTTTCTAATGATGTACGCATTTCTTGTGATAGTCTAACTACTTCTTCGGGAGGTGTTTCTTCGGTATTGTTAGTCGGGGGTTTTAGTATCCATCCTGCCGAAGTTAGCGAAACCACATCTGCCTGTGATAGTGTGGTAAGCGGCCCCTTAGATAAAACTTGGGGCATTCTTGGTCTAGGGATAAATGCTTTAAAATCAAGACCGTGTTCTTCTGCTAGTATTTGTTGTTGTAGCATTTCCATTTGTTTATGTGTTGCTGAATGCTTAGAACAATATGTTCCTCTCATGGGCCGACCCTTTTCTACATGAGTTAAAGGAATAGGAGGGCGCATGTAGTCCCCCGCTTCCCACACTTGATGGGTTCCGCAAACAACACACCGTTCCTTTAAATTAAATTTAAAGCCATATCTAATAAACAAAAATTTCTTTTTTTCGGCCATTAATACTTGCTTGATTTCCTTTAACTTCTTTTTAGGTTTAATATTCTTAAACTTGTATTCTTCTACAGGGCCACTTGCTCTTGCTTGCATCAAAGGCGACAAAAACAAGTTACCTGTTTGTGGTGATTGCGCTCCTATTAAATTCGGTTGTTGGTACATATTAATCAATAATCCTTTATCATTGTTGTAACGCCACGATAAACCATCTCCGGTTGCGACTTAGCGGATACTATGTATTTAAATGTGGGAATCCCTCGTTCATTTAGTTTTTGCATACCATAATGAAATGGCTCAAAGATAGGATGGTCTTCTATATCACCACCATGTTTGTATTTTTTACCCCACATATCATACTTATTAGCCCAAAGACCTATCGCCAAAGGATATTCTTCTGTTTTTTTCTTTTTACCACTAGGCCAAGTACTTGAACAAATACCATCTACTAAAAACTTCCATGCTAGTTGATGGTCTAAATTTGCTTGACTATCTAAATGCCTATGGTCAATAAGAAAAATAATGTATTTTACCTTTCTCTTCTGTATATCATTAAGCCATTGCCGCCAATAGATAGACTCACCGCCCATATCCGCAGTCTTTAGTGTGTGAACATCACCGTCTATTTTTACTGTTTTTCTAGTGGGTCTATGCACCCCTACAGTCCTTTCTTTTATTTGAGGCACTTCCCCTCTAGTCCTTAACTGATGATGTAAAGTAGTTTTACCTACCATTGTTGCCCCATACACACCAAAATTAATTGCATGTATTTTTTTGTAAAAACCTATTATTGCTTCACCAATAAGAATAGCAAAGCCTGTCATTACCGACATATCAATGTCCCCAAATACCTGTTACTTTATCTATTAACCATCCCATAATATTAATGTCAAAAACACCCATAATGTTTCCTATTAATAAACAAGACAAGCCAACACAAGAACCCCAAAACCATGCTCTCATTCTCATGAAGAACATATCAGCAGAATGCGCTCTCTGTTGATTGTACGCATAATCGGAGTCGGAAAATCCCATTAAGTCGCTTAAGACCATTTAACCACCTCACTGTAAGGTGGCTAAAAATTCATTTCCTATGCCGTCTTCTGCGTTGTAAGCAGGAGCAATTTCGGGTACTCTAGAAGTGTTGAAGTCGGTTTGGAATGTTTTTAGAGAGTCTTGCATTCTCTTCCTTTGTTGTTCTTCCTTGTTTTTTAGTTTCCAATAAGCCTCAATTCTTCTATCTAGAAGTCCTTGCTCTATGTAATCATTTAAAAATAAATCATTGAGAGCCTTCATAATTAGAATAGCACCCACTGTAATAAGTCCAAATAGAACCCCATGCGCTAAATGCGTATATGGGAAGTTAGTACCATATTGTGCGTAAAAGAAAACATTTGCACCACTAACTACTCCAACGAAAAGAATAGTCATGATTAATCTAGTGTCAGTGTTTAGTGCCGCCATTGTATCGCCTCAGTTATACTCCACTGAGAAAGCACATTGCGAATCACTATGAGGTGAAGGAGGCGCAGTCAATTGCGCATGAAGACCTTCTCTAGCCAAAACACCATGCATGTCATATTCTATATTAGCAGAAGAAGTATGAGCGTTAAAAACCATTCTCGCTAATTCTGTGTTTCCTGTTAGAGTAGCATCTCCCGAATCAAAAATCTTCAAGATGTATTCGTCGGAACCACCTGTAGTACAAGTAACATGAATACTTTTCAAATTACATGCGTTTTTACAAATTGTTGTAGTTGCGGAGAGAACACCGCTTGACCTTGAAGCATCGGGCATAGTATCACTTATCTATTGCTAGAGTCCATGTCTTAATGAAGGTTTTGGCCTTCATTCAGCAGATTCTTCTTTCTTAGCAGAAGTCTTCTTAGCCCTTGTTGTTTTCTTAGGCTTAGATTTTTTCTTAGGTAGAAGAACAGCAACGACTTCATTAGGTGAACATTCAAGTGCTTTAGACAACATTTGTAGTTCTCTTTCGGGCAAAGATTCTAATTGCAATCTATCGGATTCGGAAAAAGTGACTGTAACATTGTTACCTCCGTAATAATGAGAGGCAACAAAGGCTGAGACTTCTACAGACTCAGCCTTTGTCACTTCAAATTTTCCTTCTTCTCCTTGTAGTTTTAGAGAATCAGCCCAACAAATTTCACTTAGTTGGAGAGTAGCCAATTAAGACCCTCCTTAAGCACCGTAAGCAATCCAAACGCCTACTGCATCGGCAACAGTAACTATTGTTACTGCTGATGCGATAGCACTAGCAAGTGGGAATGTTTCGTTAATAGACGGGCTACTGCTAGCCGGAGCCGGTGAACCCGTTGTTTGTAGGTGCATAATATCTACACGGTTTAATCCCGTATCAATGTCACCGCCGGTAGAACCGCTTGTGTTGGTAAAGGTTCCGTAAGCAACCCTTTTATTTCCAAAAACGCTTGTTTCTGTGATTGTAGATGTAAAAGCCATCCTTAATCACCTCAAGCCACATTCGTAATCTTACCTTGTCCACGGAAGAAGGAACAACCTGTTTCACCGATGGTTCGGTAAAGGGCTTGGTTTCCTAGACGACCGACACCGAATGGGTTTCCATTGGAGATACCATCTTCAAAGTACTGAGTAGGCTTCATAACAGAGAGCCATAGATGGTCAGTATCAAGGAACAATAGGTCACTAATTCCTGTATCAGCCGCATTACGGGTTCCGGTCATTTCCTTAACAGGGATGAGAGGAATGTCGTAGTATGTTGCAACACGGAATCCAACTTCTGCTCCCTTAATTCCACGAACACCATTGACAGTAGGAATAATTTCCTTTCTGTCCATGAATCGCTCTTGGGATTGTAGCAAGTCAGCAATTGCTTGGATGGTATCGTATCCTGTTAGGATAACCTTTGGTGAACCACCGGCAACACGCAAGTTTCTAATCATAGCGTTAAGCAAAGTCAAAGTTAGTGGGCGAACCGAAGAGGCCGCATAACTACCGTTGAAGTCTACTTCTGCATCTAAGAAAGAAGCGGCAGAGAATCTCTCATCACCGTAAATTTTACCTAGATTATTAGTAGCACTAGCAGTGTCAGTAGCAAGTACTCCACCGTCTAGAGCGAGTAATTCGGTTCTGTTAGTAACAATCTTAAGGAGCGAAGTATAGTTTCGCTCAATGTCTCCAAGAGCAGAGTTTTCACCGTAGAATTCAAGAGGCATAACTAGCATCTTGTTTTGTGCTTCTGCGTGTGCCTTACCCATGTCTTCACGAATAATAGCCCGAATGTCTCCCAAACCATCGTCAATTTGAGCCATTTCCATAGCCAATTCCGATATGTCAAATTGGTGAGCAACTGTCTTAGGACTCATAAAGAGTTGAGCGTAGGTAGGAGCCATGCTTCCTAGACCGTCAGCCGCAGTAGAAAGTCCTGCATTTTCGGGAACGCCACCGATTTCATCTGCTTGTGGGTCGTCGGAACCAATTCCGCCACCGCTACCGTCACTTTGCAAAGTAAGAGTAGAACCACTACCACCGAAGGGTCGGCTCTTAAGAATTCTCCAACCGCTTGAGGTGTAAGGACGCTTTGATAGCATAGCCAAAGCATTAACTTCTCTGTTAAGCATTGACCAAACTTTCTGTCCGTATAGTACATTATACATTCCTGTAGCACTACCAATTGCGCTAACTCCGCTTGCGCCTGTAGCGGCTGTATCGTGTGCCGTGTGTAATCCTTGTACGACTCCTGCTTGCTTAAGGAGGGAATTTCCTCCAAATGCAGGTACTCCGTATGTTGCCGCCTCTAAATCTCTAATTGTGTTAATATATGTCATGCTAAATCACCTCAAATATTTCCGCTAACCATCTTGTGAATGTCGCTCCAATCCATCTCAGCAACTTCCTCTAGGGAAAGTACCTTAACTTCTTGTGCGGCTTCATTGGCCTTGCGAATTTCTGCGTTTCCGTTATCCAAAGACTTACGGAGTTCACTAAATTGTTGTCGTAGAGCAGAGATTTCATCTTGTGCATCGTACTCGGACTTTGCAACCAAATGTTCTCGGTGAGAAACTTCGTTCTCAAATCTCTTAGCGAAGGTATCTTGCAAGTTATCGTATGCAAGTTTTTCCATTTGCTCTGCTCTAAACTGAGCATAAGCCTTCTCAATGTTTTCGGGGGAAAGGTTTAGAGTATCAAATTCTCCGTTACCGAATGCTTTTGAGACTTTACCTTCTTCTTCTGCTTGGGAAGAACCTGTTGGTTTTCCACCGCTTACAACAACTCTTTCAGCAGGTTCACCTGTTTCTACAGAGCCGCCATCAAGCGTAGCAGTAGGAGACTTACGGGTATCATCCATATATTCTCCGCCCATCATTTCTTCTTCTTCTCCCGCCATGTTTTCCATTTCGGGGGCTTCTTCTTCTTCTTTACGCAGAGTGTTCACTTCTTCTAGAAGAGTGTCCAGTTCCGCCAATGCTTTTTCTAATTTATTCATGTTAGTCACCTCTTGTTTGAGTATGTCAAATTTCGCTTCGGGATTTATTCCTTTTTCACAGATTGTTACTTCGTGCAATTCAAGTTTGCTAATTTCACTAAATTCGCCTAACTCTTCACTGCGCTTTTTTACTTTCTGTAATGCTTGTCCTCCAATGCTAAAAGACCTTAATGTTCCCTTGCGAATTCCTCTGCCTATTTCTTTGGCTTTTTCTATGTCGTCCCTTAATTTAATTACTACAAAAAATCCTACATCATCTACTTCGGTTTTCCATAGTCTTCCATTTGAGTCTCGGTAATTTTCTACTACTTCTCCTACTTGGACATTTGAGTGGTTTGTCATTACATTTCGGAAGTTTTTTTGTTCCATAAATTTGTTTACTGCTTCTTTGAGTGATTTTAAGGTAATCAAATCATTTTGTTTATCTACCATTTCAATAGAAGCATATCCACCTATCATTAATTCGTCGCTTTTGATTATTTGAAAGTCATCAAATCGTTGCGCCTTAATGATTGGCGACATAATACTCAAACCTTCGTTCTATAATTGACTATATAGCCTTATCGGATTTTTATTCTAATTTTAGGGTTTTGTACTTATCTTCATAGATATTCCAAACGCCTTCGTCTGTATCTTTATCTACAGGTTTTTGCTCATATCCTGTCCAAGCAACCCAACCTTTCTTATCTTTAATATCTACTACTCGGAAATGTAATTTAGTTTCAAACTTATTACCATTTAGAATGTACTCATGGTATCCATGTCTTTGAACGCCTACTTCTACATCTCCTTCATCTAACAATTTATGAGTGTCTTGTTGTTCGGATATTTCAGCAGGATACTTTACTGCTTTACCAAACAAAGCGAATATATCATCATCAGTTTGTAAATCAATAGTCCACATCAATAATTCTTCTTTGTGTTGTACTGAAAAATTAAGATTGCCGTCCTTTCTCAAATAAATTTTAAATTGAGAAGGCTTCTCCTTTATTATTTTAGAATCATCAATTGAAACTTTACCGTTGGATATTGATATATCTTCTCTACGGTTCAACCAATCGGGTAATTCTTTCTTATCGCTTTCTAATACCGTTTCGTATTGGTTACCATAATTCCTAATCAAGAAGTCATGTACCTCTGTTATTGGTTGTGGCCCCTTTCTTTTTATTAGATTGATAACCCCTACATATATTTCCGATTGTAGACTTTTCATGGTTTCTTCTGCTTCCTTCTTCCACATATCTAAATCATGAATTGCATTCTTAGCCATAAGATTAGTTTCTTTAAATCCATATAAAGTAAAACCATCCATGCTTTTAGCAATTAAAGTAGCGGTTCCGTGAATTCCATCACTGATTGTTATTCCTTTCTTCAAAGCCATAGTTTTGTATTTAATACTAGGCTTAGTATCTTGAGAAAGCATTTGTAAAGTTACTATTTTGTCGGGTAATTCAACTTCGGGTATCTCAATAACCTTAGCGGAGTAAAGAGTAAACCTACCATTATCCTCTCTTACCTCATCCACTTTGACTCTAATAATTTGACCGACCTTTGCATTAATCTTAGTATTAAGTGCCTTACCAACATTCATGTATTTTCTATCGTTCTGTTCAACAATGTGTTTTCCTTCGTCCTCATCATCAACTGGCCCTGCTCCTAAAGTGTAAGAGTAAAGACCGGACTTAGTAGATTTCTTTTCTAGAACGACCATATCCAAATCTACAAACTTCTTCCACTTAACCCACTTAGGGTTTTTCTTCGTACCAATAAAGTAAGTGGATTCAATATCTTTAATGACTACTCCTTCCGAAGTAGGCATTTCCATAATCTCTTCTGCGTATTCTGCTATATCTTTTAGAGAGTCAGCAATGCGAGTATCTTTCTTTGAAGGGTAAACCAAATCCGAAGAAGACTTGGAAGAATAATTGTTGAACAGTATGTTGATTCTGTCTCTTAGGGGTTCTTCTGTAAGGTTTTGAGCCTCATGTCTCATAATATCAAAAACATGCGCTCTTAGTCTAGCCTCTTTGTACTTATTCTTGAAAACATGGGCTATTGTATCTGCCCTATGCAGGGCTTTCTCACCATCAAACAAAATTAACTCAGCATCAAGGATACAATCACCGTATGCTTTTTTCTGTAGTTCCTTGACTTGTTCGGAACACTTGTCTGTAATGTCCTTTTCATTATAGGAGTAGATATTGATTTTGTCATCTATCTTATGAATCTGTATTCGCATACCATCATATTTTTCTTGGACAACATATTCTCCACTAAACCCTTTCAATTCATTCATGTCATCAATGTCAAAGATTCGGTACATAGGTTTGTTAGGAACAATAAATTGAGAAGAAGCCTTTTCAGTTTTCTCGGCCTTTTCTAAATCAACCTCTACTAATTCTTCTAGGTCTTCTTCGGAAGAATTTGATAACATCATTTCTTCTAGTATCTTATTTGCTTTTTTGAATTGTGATTCAACTTTCTTAGAATCCTTATCGTCACCATAATGCTCAATGATAAACAAAGGAACATCATCAACTACTAAATCAAGTCCTTCTAATCCATCAGTAATTTCATCTTCTTGTAATTCTTTAGATGTGTAGAAATCAGCAGGTAAGGCTTTTTCATCGGAACGAATAGCATAATGAATAAATTTGACCATTGTACCAACATCGGATAGTAATGCTTCTAACACATTACCTTTGAATCGGTCAGCGAAGGGGTCTTCTACTTCTTCCGATTTGAAACGCATATCCTTAATGGCTTCGTAAATAATTCTAGCAGTAGTGCTTTCGGGGTCTTTAGAATCATTATCTTCCAAATGTCTTTCATCTAAGAAAACATTAATTTCTTTACCCAAAGGAGAAATTGAATCAAATGCTTCGCTTATTTCTTCTAGTGTGTTTCTCCAACGACCACCGTATTCTTTCTTATCTTCCTTTGCGGATAGATAAGATACTCTAACCTTCTCAAACAGATGTAGTATTTCATCGGAAACGGGGGCTTTGACTTTCCCGATAGTTAAACCTGTAGAGGGCATCTTAATCAACTTAAGGTGATAGTTCGTATGTTTCTCGGTCAATGAATTTAGGAGGAAATAGAGGTTTGCCTAAAGCCTTAGATAGTGCAAATCTAGTGTGAATCTCTCTTTTTGATTCTTCGGTCATTCCCGCAAATTCTCGCTCAACTTTTCTCAAGTTCTCTTTCGTTATTCTTTTACGGCCTGTGTCGTGTATCCAACTCACGGCTGTTTCTACATCAAGTCCCTTAATACCTTGAAAATTTTTCCTAAGAATAGCATCATAATCTACTTCATTGAGGTCTTCTTTTTTAAAATGAGTTTCCTCACCGGCTAATCCATATCCCGAATGAGTACCTTTGTTGTTCTCAATCTTGGTCTTGTCTTTTTCGCCTGTCTTTTTAGGTCGCTTTACTTTAACTTCTTCCGATTCATCATCGTAAGCAATCCTTTCAGCACTAGCCTGTTGTACTAATTCTTTAACAATCCTAACTTGCTCAATTGCTTGTGCAACTCTAACTTCTTCTTTAGTCATTTTTTCGGGCATAAGTTTCACCGTCCACCTACGAATTTTTCTATATCATCCCAAGACATTTTATGAATTGCATCATCTGTCGGCATGGTTGAGTTAGTAATTGAAGGAGTAGGGGATTGAGCAACAACAAATCCCGACTTCATTAGAATATTGTCTTTGTTGTAGACTGCTTGTTCTAGAGTCTTGATTCTACCCACTAGAGCCTTTAGGATTTCTAAAACTTCTTCGTCTGTTTCACTCATCTCTTAAATCCCCCTTTCTACTTGGATAAATGACTTCCCGAAGTTGTCGGTACAGTAATTCATACTCCTTACGAAGTTTGCTAGATAGGGCTAACATATCAATGTTCCTTTCATCTATGGATTTAAACTTCTTTGTCATTTTTTCATCGGATTTGATTAACTCTAACTCTTTGAGCATATCAATCAATTCACCTAAGCGAGTAAAATCTTGGCCGAAGTACTCTGTAGGTTCTGTTGATTGTAGAGTTTTCTTCAATCTCTTTTTCTTCTTATCGTCTAACGATTGTAAAATCGGACTGTTTTCTTTTTCTATTGTTTCTTTTAGTACATGTTCCCACATAATTATTCCTCTTCTTCTTTTTTATCTTGCGGTTTCTCTTTCGGTGGTGAATCATAATACCCCAATGAGCCGGTATCTTCTAAATCCCCTATACGCCTAGCCGCTAATTCTTGGCCTTCATCCCTGTAAGGATTATTAATACCTGCTAAAACTTCCTTTCTTAGTTTAGCAAGTTCTTTTCGCATCTTTTTGTTTTCTGCAACATCTATTACTATACCTGTTAAAGATTGGTAAGTCTGCATCAACTCTTCTAAGAGAGTATCGTTTCCATTTTCCTTCGCAATAAGTAAAATGTAGTCTTTAATATCTTTTGTTTCCAATCCCTCTATTATCACTTCTAGAGGTTCTACACCATCAGTAATAGTAAAACTACTTTTACCTTCTTTCATAGCAGAGTTAAACTTCTTTAAATATTCTTCATTTAGGCTAGTCCAACTGTCTTTCAAATTCAACAAACTATGTATCTCCTTACCCACTTTTTCTAATTCATCATAGCGTTGGTTTTCTGTATCGGTATTAGCGTTATTTTTGCGATACTTATTAGCATTATTTTTTTGTCGCAAAGGACTTAAAAAATCTGTTCCTGCTTTAACATAATTATAGAAAATAGATTCGGTGTTTTTACCAACAGTCTTTAAGAAACTATAATTGTTTTTTCCCGTAGCCCCTCTACCCATTACTTTTACAACATCGTAATTTGTGTTTCTTTTTTTATTCAGTTGCACTAACATATCCCGTAGTTCTTTTACTTTGGTTAGGGTTGCAGGTTGCACTGTATGTCCCTTAATAGAAAGAACCAGATTTTTTAATTCTTCAAGGGACTTAATATGAGGGGTTAATTTTCTTTTATAGGGAACCTTTACTAAATCCGACTGTCTAATATCTTGCAGTAGTATTCTCAAGTTGTCCATAATATCAGTATTTTTACCTTCTACTTTATCAACAATAGATTTAGCAGAATCTATTGCAGAAAGTAGTTTTTGTAAGTCTAGAAGCATAGATAAGTCTTGACTTGAGGAAGAGGTTTCTTGTATTGTTTTTTCTATATCTAGTAATACCGCACTTAATTTTTCAATATCAAAAGAAGTATTTTCTCTGTCTTCTCCCGAATTAACGAAATCATTTATTTCCTTCGCTCTAGGGATTTTAGGTTCTTCCGCCACAACTTCTTTTTCTTTAGGTTGCATTACTGTTCCTTCGGAGTAACGCTTAACTTTCGCTTTGATAGATTCTAATAATTCTCCCAAAACGATTTTTCCTATCTTTGCCTCAGTAATTCCTTTTAGTGGAATATCAAAAGACATTCTTTCTTTAGGATTTAGAGGGTCTTGTAAGTCTAGTTCAACAGAATTCCTAACTACCAAAGGCTTTCTACCCTGTTCCTTTCTGCCGTTATTAGTCTTTTCCCTAGCCTCTTCTTTATCCTTATTATATTTTATTTGCTCACTTATTGTTTCCGATAAAGAATTCTTTATTTTCTTATAATATCCCATCAATTCGGAATTAGTTTTTAGTGACGATAATGTTTGAGGTTCTAGTACCTCCATCTCTTCTTTTACTTCATTCAATTCTTCTTCCTTATCCTCTTCGGTAGGAAATTGAACCTTTAGAATATCCATAAAAGACATTAAAATCACCACTTATTTTCTGTCCTGTTTCTTCTTTTTACGGGAAGTTGAACCGCATCGGGAGTATCTGCTGAACCCCGCTTAGGAGTATGAGTAGTATCGGGAGGTAAACCACCCAAAGAAAAATCTCTATTCTTTTTTACTGCTCTATCTTCGGCGGCTCTTTGTGAGCGAACCTTTGCTAACTCTCTTGCTAACTGTGCTTCTTTTCTTGCTATGTCTGTCATTATGGTATTCTCCTTTCACTTCTTGAATCAACATTTTGATTGCCCGCTTCTTTGGGTAATCCTGTCATACGCTTATCCGGCCCTACGCTCATCCTCGCTTTATTTCTTGTGGCCGGTGGGTTCTCTTGTGGCTTACTTCCGCCTTGCATCATCTGTTCTTGCATCTGTCCCATTTGCGAAGCATCAATATTTGTTCCCGCATAAGGGTCAATATCAACGCTAGAATCTTCTTCTCCTTCTTGGTTAGGTGTTTCTTTTGGTTCCGGCTTACTAAAAGTAAACTGTCCGTCTTCATCCATATCTACTTCAAATCCTAGATTCTTAGTAGAAGCCGCAATATTAACTTCAATCTCTCTTTTACGAAGTACTGCTATTTCATCCTCTTCTTCGCTAGGAGGTAGTTTTAGAACCCAATCTGTAATTCCAAACTCTTTAGTTAAGAACGGGAACACATAATCATTGTAAACATTTTGAGCCATTTGTACTGCTCTGTTAGTGACTAAGATTTGCATACCTTCATTGTTAAGTCCACCGCTAGTAGTGTTGTCAGCCATGAAGACTTTACTAACTCCATAGAACGCTGAAATCCTATCTCGCAAATCGTCCTTTACTGCAACATATTCCATTTCTTTTAGACTGTCCATGAATTTAATCCATTCAACAGAACCCTTACCATTCTCGGCTTCAATTCCCATAACAGGAATATAGTGAGGGTCTTGTTCCATTCGTTCTTTTACACCTCTCCAAAATGCGGCCATTGAATCCATATTTCTAGTTTGTACTGCTAACAAACCTCTAGGCATTCTACTCTTAGTGTAAGAAGAATTGACATAGTTTTCCATAGCAATGAGGGTCATTATGTTATTGAATAAAGTTAGGATTGGAGACTGCCCATACATTCTACTAGGACTGTATTTACTAAAGTGCAAAACTTCTCCCTGTAAAAAGTACTGATGCTCCCCATTAGCACGATTAACATAGTGTACCGGATAAAGAGGACTACCGCATTCTTCACAACTTTCATGTGGTTCATGGGCAAGATGGCTTCTATGGTTGATACAAGTAAAACCCTTTGTTCCTCTAATACCTACTTCATCAGCATAGATAGTCATAGTTACAGGGTCGCCTCTAAACAATTCCTTGATTCGGTGCATACGGATTTTGCCGTTACCATCCAAGTAATATTCTTTGACAAGAACAATATAAGCATCATCCATGATATTCAAATCATCTTCTAATTCTTTAAACACATCAATGAATTTTTGCTCGGACTTATTTACATATCCTTCTATGAAACTTTCAGCATATTCTAATTGTTTTGGGTTGGGTTTTTCTAAGTCTGTAGAGCCACATCTAGCACATTCCTGTACCGGCATCTTGTGTGTTTTTTGACAAGATAAACAACGGGACTCAAACGCCTTTTCCCAAACATAGCCTCTGCGAAAAATTTCTTGTTTAAGTTGAGTAATACAAGTTCTAACAATAACTGATTGCCCCACGACATTGTAGACCAATGGCCCTGTCATCATGTAGGATTGTTCTTTCTCTTGAATACCTACATTGAAGACCTTTCTATCATTGGGTTTAGGTGTAGTCCTTCGGAATAGATTTGTGAACGAAAAGCGTCTTTTATCAGCCATAATGTATCCTCCCCAATTACTGTTCAATAGCCATCGTTAATGATGTTTGTTATCACCATAATTTCTTACAGGCTAGACATTTAGGAGTTGTTATTCTCCCTTTGCATTCGTGACACTTATGCCTTGCTTTGAATGACTTTCTTCTTTTAGGGTCTTTGTGGGTTCCACCACCACGATTTTTCCCCTTTGCTTTGTAGTTACCATATCCCTTAGCACCGGCATGGATTTTCTTATCTTCATGGGTGAGCATCATGATTTTCTTACCGCTTCTATCACTAGGATATACAGTCCCAACCCGCATATCTTTTTTGTCCTTTTTTAGAATAGTTTTCCAACTCATTTTTCTCGCCTCTCTTGGTTTTCTTTTGAGGTCTTATCGTCGTCAATTGGGCCACCTTTAGCCCAAGTGTAGCAAGTTCTAGCAGAATGACATTTGAAATCGTGCATCCAACAATAACCTAAACGCCCATCTTCGTCTGTATTTAGAGGCATACATTCATCCATTCTAGGAGAAATATCAAACGCTACGCAATTACTACAATTAGACTTCTTAGCAACATCGGCAGTAGTATTCCATTTCTTTGCATACCTAGTCCAATAGTCTTCATCTTCTAAATTCAAAGGCCCGTACTGAATGTACTTTTCCTTGACTGCTCTATCTCTATTTTTGGTATTCAGTTCCAAATCTTGAGTAGCAACAGGGCAAGAAAATGCCTTGACTAGAATTTTCCAACTCATACTTATTCCTCTTCATCTGTAGGTAAAGGCAAACCATCTAACAAAATATAGTCTCCCTTTTTGTGCTGAACAACATTCTCCATGTTCTCTAGCATATCTTTTAATTCATCTTTAGACATTTTAGTAGACTCTTCTAGAGGTTCTAAACCGGATGCCCCACCCTCTTCTTCTAGAGTAGAAACGATTGTTTCTGTTGGGTCAGCCTTCTTAGCACTATCTCTTAACATGGAAAAATCCTTACCTGTAATTTTTCCATCTTTGTCTCGGTCTAATTTTCTTTGACCACCGACAAGTTTCTTTTCCATTTTTTCTTCACATGCACTACAACTACAACCGGAACCGGCTTTTTCTGTATTGCAGTGCGCTTTCAATATTTTTTTCCAAATCATTTTGTTCCCTTCCTTCTTTTGTAGGTTTTGCAAGCCGCACATGTCGCCCTACATCTTTGTTTAGTTCCTTTAGTAGCATCTTTACGGCCACAGGGTTTTGTCCCTTCTTTATCATCTTCACATGATTGACAA